ATGATGAAAAAAACCATTCTGACGATGCTTTTACTGGCATGTTCCGCTGGCGCCTTTGCCGCGCCGTCGGTGATTACCGTAAGCCGCTTTGAAGTGGGTAAGGACAAATGGGCATTTAATCGCGAAGAGGTGATGCTCACCTGCCGACCTGACCATGCGCTTTATGCCATCAATCCCAGCACACTGGTGCAATACCCACTCAATGAAGAGGCGCAAAAGCAGGTGGCAAGCGGTAAAACAACAGCGCAGCCTGTCAGCGTTATCCAAATTGACGACCCGGCCAGACCCGGTGAAAAGATGAGTCTTGAGCCCTTTATTGCCCGAGCGGAAAAGCTCTGTTAATAAACGAAAGTATCTGGCTGATTTTCCATAAAAAACCGCAAGCCTGATTCCTCAGAACTTGCGGTTTTAACATTTTTAAGCGTGACGATAACCGAATTTTTCAGACCGGATTTGCCGCAAACTGGAAAACCTGGCGTCGTCATCTATTCTTAAAGTGCATGGCGACTTAGCCTGCATTAATGCCAACTTTTAGCGCACGGCTCTCTCCCAAGAGCCATTTCCCTGGACCGAATACAGGAATCGTATTCGGTCTTTTTTTGGAACCCTTTCCAGACAAGCACTTATGTGGCTTCGTCCGAAAATGTCCGAAAATCGTCCGAATTCCCATATTCGGCGACCTAACCCTTATACCAGAATAAATTCCTTTTTGCGCGGATCTAAATACTTTTTCGTAGTCGCTTCTGAGGAGTGCCCCAACAGCCGCTGTGCGAATGCTTTGCCTTCTTTTTTGCCGTGAATTTCTGAATATTCAGCCTCATGCAGGCGCCCGGCCAGACTCCTGATTTCATGAAACGTAGGAGGGGAGTCGCTGAAAGCGATCTGAGATAGTTTTCTTGCCTTCACGAAATATTTGGTTAACCCGTCCGGGTGAATCGACCCCGCCAGGCTGTTTTTTCTGACACCAGCAGAAATCAAAAAATCCGTAGAATTACCTTTCCGGCAGCGCTCAATGACATCCCCCAGGACCAGACCGGCGCAACGCAATTCCAGATCCAGAGAGATGGCGATCATCATTCCCGTTTTTATGTGGACTACGTGAAGCCGATTATCTCTGATCTCTGAAAAACGCATTTCCACTATGTCTTCGCGGCGTTGGCCGGTGACCAGTGCAAGGTCCATTCCGTTGCGAAACCAGACGGGAAGAACTTCCGCTTCATGCCTTATCGAGATAAAGGTTTCAAGTTCCAGGCGTTCCCGTTTAACTTTGATTGTTGGCGTTCTTGTGGGTTCAACCGGATTGGCTACCACCCGGCCATTCACGATGGCCTCACGGAACACATCTGACAGGACCGAACGGTAAGTGGTAGCCATCGTCATTTTGTCCTCATCTGTCCAGCGCTTAAGAAAGTCTGCAATATGCAGAGTAGAAACTTTTGCGAGGATCATTTCCCCCAGCGATTGGCGGATCACCTCAAGATGTCCTTTACGGGATTTCAGCGTGATCGCCGAAAGCTCTCTTTTACCCAAAATTTCCCAGTATTCTTTTAGCCATTCAGCAACAGTGTATTCATGCTCGCCTTTCAACTGCTCGAGCAGCGTGACCGGGGTGTAATTTTGCTCAAGATAGTGATTAGCCTCGATAGCCTGGGCAACCGCTTCACGTTTGGAAATCTTACCGAGAGAGATCTCCTTGCCGGTGAGCGGGTTGCGCCAGGCGTACGTTTTGCGTGACTGGCGGTATGTCAGGTTTCTGGGGAGATTCTGATCATAATTTTCCCGCCTTTTTGTCATGTTGCAACTTCTCCAGTAATGACCCCTTTCTGGGGTGTCTTGTATCCATTCCGTTAACCGGGGCGACTGAACATAATTTGTTTGGGCGTATATAGATGGCGTTGGGGCAAACCTGGTAACTCGTCCCGTGTTTTTCCGGAGCAGGGTAGATGTTCCCCATCCGAGCCCACCGCCTTAATGTGTTCAGCGTTGGGGGTTTTACATACGTCTCTTTGGCCCATTCTTCGAGAGGCATCAGTTTTGACATAACGTCTCCTTAGCCCCGGCCAGAAGAGTAATCCCCCAGCCAGGTAAAAGGTGATTTTTGAAAATCAGTTCTGGGTCAGTTTTTGCCAGATAGCTGAAACGTATTTGACCTGGTGCCGGGCGTCGGCCAGTGCGTTATGCATGTCGCCGTCGAAAGGGATCTGATAGCGCGGGTTGATACCGACAACTTTGCCCAACTCGACGATGGTGCGCACGTCACGGTCATTCCAAAACGGCACGGACAATTCCGCGCCAACCTGTTCATATGCGCGGCGCAAAATTACATTGTCGAATGAACTGCCATTGCCCCAGAGCTGCACATACTTGATGCCGTTGGCTGAATTCGTGTGAATAAATTCGTCGAGGTTATCGATGGCGTCCATCAGCGAAATAGCATCGCCGCCTGTTATCGCTGCGCGCGCCTCTGCTGACTGTTTCATCCACCAGATTATTGTGGCGGCGTCAGGTTTCGCGCCGAACTCCATTGCGGACTCGAGGCTGACAATCTGATAGAACTCCTCACCCGTTTTGCCTGTTCCCGGATCGAAAAATACCGCGCCGATGGCAACAATCGGTGCTTCCGGATTGTTGCCCATCGTTTCCAGGTCAACCATCACATGCGTCATCAGGGTGTACGATTCGCCATCGTTAATTTGATGTCCGGTATCAATATTATTATCTACGGCAGTTGCCTGTGGACGAGCTGCAGCACCGCTTTCAGTTGACACATTTTCTGCTTCGCCCGGCGGTACCGCAGAATCAGTCTGGGCTTCATCACGGCCAGTTTCTTCCATCTGCACATCGTCGGCAGCCTCGTTCTGTAGTGTGGTTGTGCTGGTGGCGGATTGGTGGCCCATCAGGTTATCGATGGAGAAAACGCCATTACCGAGATTCGCAACTTCCGTTGTTGTTTTAGAATCCCCTGCAGTTTTGCCTGCTGCTTCTGCAACCTGCTTGCCTACAACAGCAAATCCTGTTTCCAGATTATCGAGGCTCTCAACCGGTTCGGTGCCCTGAATCACCGCAGCGACGACGGAGGCGCTGTTAACCTGCCGGGCTGCAGCCAGGGTTTCAGCGGTTGGTGCATCGTGGTTGCTTTCAGCCAGACTTTTGTTGATGTATCGATTTAGAAGCGCCGGGAAGCGATGGACGTCTTCGGCGGCGCCGCGGATGAGTGCGAAGATTGCAGCTCGTGAGAAATCAAGAATACCCGGTGTCTTGCGCAAAGCCGCAGACCACTCTTTAAATGGACTTTCTTTGTTGCTGACGATTTCTTTTGCGCGACGGTGGATAGATGCCGGGAAATTGTAAATGTCGAAATCCATCGGTAGCGTCGCCAGGGCTATCTCAATGTCCAGCGTATCCAGCGTGTGGATGTAGTCTGGATTGCGGTCTGTTGGAATTCCACCGCCAGCAGTTGTTCCTGAATCAGTTCGCTGAATAGCGGCCACGCGTTTGCCAGCCTGCCACTCCTTAACCAGTAAGCCGCGGTCAATATGATGAGTTGCTGCCCATGCCTGCATGAACCGCAAAACCACGCCGAGTTCATGACGTGCCGAAGGGGCAAATACTTTTTTTACAGCGTCAGTGAGCTTCCAGATCTCTTGCCAGGAATATTTTTTTGCCTCCGCCACATTCTCGGCGGCCAGCATCAGGTTTTGAACATAATGGTTATCTACGTCAAGCATGAGATCGGAGATCATGATCCGCTGGTCAGCGGTGACGTGATGGGCAAACTCATCGCAAATGTACGCGGCAAGGAACTGCTGGCGGAATCCCAGTTGTGCTGCCGGATGCTCCATCTTGTCGGTAACATCCTCGCTTCGTGTTACCGGTTCTTTAGCCGGTAAGTTGCCGCTTTGCCAGTCTTCCACCAACTGATTGCGGGAATCCGGTTCACTAGAGATCCAGTTCGTCACAAAGTCGACCAGCAGCGTCGGGGCATGCTCACCATCCTGAGGGAATACAGCTTTGACTGCCTGCACCAGTTTCCACTCGACGTGCAAGGACAGGTCGGAAAATTCAGCAACGTCACTGATGGCCTGCATCAGGTTCTGCATGTATGAGTTGCCTTCATCCAGTGACAGCTCGGTGGCGGTAATCTGCTGCGCCTTCGTAATATGGGTCTGGTATTTATCGTTCAGCAGGTGAATGGCAATGCGAACAGCCAGCCCACGATTTTCCAGAGGAATACTTGCTTCGTCAGATGTAGTCGGGAGTTCTTCTTTCGCAACTGGTACTAATGAGGTCGTAACCTCGCTGTTGCTTAGTTCCGGTTCCGGCGCTGGCCGGGAAATCAGCTTCCACGAACGTCCGTCTTCGTTGAGTTCGTAGCGGTCGCACCAGGTATTGTCCAGCTTACCTTCTTCCGGCAGGTCATCAACAACAGGCCAGTCTGTCCGAACCGGCTGCAAATAAGGCGCGCCGCGCCCGGTTTCGATTTCTGCATCTTCAAGAATATTGGCAATTTCGCGTTCAGCGCGGGAATCGGATTTTGCAGATAGCCAGCAAAAAAGGTGTTTAGCGTCAGTCGCTTTGGCTTTCGCTTTAATCAAAAACGCGTATGTCTGCATTGCGTTCGGGCTCCTAAAGGTTGTAAGATTCCCGGCAGCTAATGGTTAGCCGCCTGCGGTTGGTCATTGGTCAAAACTCGTTCCGGAAAGCTTTGGTCGGCTAACCGGGCACTAACCCGCTTCGGCGGGTTTTGTGCTTTATGGGGTACTGATCTTTGCGTCGGACAGTTGCGAGACGAGAACACTGTCGAGCGCAACCAGTACCGGGTCGAAAATGCTGCTATGCGGAATTATGGTTACAGCGCGGATCACTTCGGCGACGCTGGTTTCGGACTCAGGTTTGCAAAGGTGGTAGCCGCCTCCCGGGCCTTTTTGACCGCGCACGATTTTGGCCTTCCCCAGCTTTGATACGATCTGTTCAACGTAAGACGGGGAAAGCTTCAGTTCGCTGCTAATGGTCGCAACAGTGACAGGTGCGCCGGTATAAAGCTTTTTCATTACAGCGACGACGCGCACTGAGGCAATGATACGTTTCATTCCAAATTCCATAACTTATCCCTTATCCGGCTCCCGGCCGTAACCGGGGTTATCGTCGATAGCATCTTGCAAAATTTGCTTCGCTTCTGCTGGTGGTAGCGTCAATGCCAGCCTGATGGCGGTGCCGAAGGTCTCGGCGACGAGTTCGAATTTGCTGGCCAGGCGGTTCGCTGCATCTGTCTGTTCCGATACCGCTTCCATTTCAAACTCATGTTCCTGATAAACCTCAGTGAGAACTTCATCCTCAACTTCCTGCCAAAGAGCTTCCTTCACTTCCAGCACCGGTAGTCTGCCGATGAGCTGCTCAGCGGGTGCGGTGCTGAAACGCAGCGCTAATTCGTTTGCTGACATATCTCCTCCTAAAAAGGCCCGCCGCGAGGCGGGCAAAGAAGATTTATCCAATTTAACCAGAACAGGTCATCGCCTCCTGTTTGGTTATGATGGCGGTATTGCCATCACGATGCCCCGTGCACTGGGCATCAGGCTGGCTACAGCCGTAAGTCATTGGTAAAAACTCGTTTAAAAATGAACTGCAGGCTGTTGGTCGGCAGCCAGAATACTTATCGGGTAGCATTCGCCTTTAACGCTTTGCTCCGCTGCGGCGGCATTACAGTCATCTTCTGTTTGATACACACCCAGCGGGGTATCAGAACACTCGCCAGTCAGCGCACAAACGGTGATGACTAAATAAAAAAACGTGCTCACGCCTTAATCTCCGGGTTGCCTTTCTGCGCCAGGAAATAGCAGAACTTACGTGTTAAGGCGGTTAACCAGTTAAGGCGGACTGCTTGTTGCCCTGTTGCCACACGTGCGAAATCTGTCATAGAAAAATCCTCACGATGATGTCTGTTTTGCTTTGCCGTTTGCGCCCGGCTGGCGGAACGTTGGTCTGCTGCGCGTTAAAAACTGAAATCTTAAAATCAACGTCGCCATCTCATCCGGTGTTTCGTATGCCGCCGGCAGCTACTTCGTGGGCATCCTGCCTGAATGGGATTCGTTGAGTTTGCGAAATGAGTTTCACATGTCGTGAATGTGTAGTCAATACAAAATGTGAATATTAAAATTCACAATTCGTAAAATTTTCTACTGGTAGGAAATTTGGGCCAAAAAAAACCGGCTCTTGGCCGGTTTTGATGCACCTGAATTTATTCTTCGGGAGGGGAGTATCGCCCACGCAGATATTTGGCAACGTACTCATCAATTTCTTTCAGCCTGATTTCAAGCATATTGATCATTTTTTGTTGTTCAGCATCAGGTAGTTGATTAAAGAGGGAGAGCATTTTTTTCTGAGATTCGTTCAGCCACTGGCTTTGATCTCCAGGCTCACCGAAAAGCAGTTCTGATGGTGTAGTGCCCAGCACTTTAGCTAAAACTATTGCGTCATCAGCACCTACACTACGGATGCCAGATTCGTAATTGGCAACGCGCGGGGCTCCTGACCAGCCGCATAATTTTGCAACTTGCCCTTGGCTCCATCCTTTTTGAAGTCTGAGCTGCTTTATGCGCTCGCCAATCTTTTCAGTAATTGTGCTCATAAACCGATCTTATCACGGAAGGTGAATTCCTCGCGATTCACGTCTTGTATTGACATTAATTTCACGATATGTGAATAATGAGCTACACAAGACAGGAGAAACGCATGAACCTTATTTCTGAATACCGCAAACGTGCCAACGTTTCGCAATTGGCGCTGGCCCAAAAGATTGGGTGGAACCAGCCGCGGTTAGCAAATTATGAAACCTTCGTTAGAACTCCCAGCCTCACTGATTCACGGAAAATTGTTGAAGGACTAAATCAGCTCGGTGCGGCCTGCTCATTGGATGATGTTTTTCCACCTGAACAGTAGGTTTTCAAAGGAAAAAATATGCAAACGCTTACCTCTCATGACTTTAAACACGCTGCCGCCGTTTCGCTGAAATCGAAAAATCAGATTGAACCTCGCCGCCGCGACAACATGAAACGGATGGCGATCAATACCGCCGTCAGCGAATGGGAAAAAACGTTGCCTGGTCAGGCTCAGGAACAGATAGCGCGGCTGGTGGCGGAAGAATGGAAACGCACTGGCGGCAAGGGGATCACAGTCAACAAGCTGAACTTATTCCGCTATCTGCGTAACGAAAACGGATCCGAAAAATACAACCGCTATGTCATGCAACTGGCCCCGACGATTTCAGCAGTGATGCCAATCGAGATAGCACGCGCCTACGGCCTCCGTTCCGGCAAGACCGAAGCAGAGTTGGTGGCGAGCGCCATCAAGGAATGCGCAGAAGCACACCAGGCAAAGCTGTTGGGCGCACCACTACAGCGCCTGGAAAAGGAAATTTGGGAAGCGGCCACGTCGCTATACGCGATGCTCCCGAAAGAGGTATCAGAGCCAGCGCTGGCGCTGCTCAGCACTCTGGCGCCGCAGTGTTTTTAAACGAGCTTTGACCAATGACCATAACGTCCGGGCAACCGGGCATCAGGAGTAACCATGGCCGCGCTGCCTTACATGCAACTTTACATTGCTGATTACCTGGCGGACACCATGCATCTGTCCACGGAGGAGCATGGAGCGTATTTGCTTCTCATGTTCAATTACTGGCAAACGGGGAGGGCTATACCAAAAAACCGTCTCGCTAAGATCGCTCGCGTTTCAGATTCGCGCTGGGCTGAGCTTCAAACTGCCCTGAAAGAGTTCTTTGAAGACGACGGAGAAAGCTGGGTTCATTTGCGCATTGAGCGTGACATCGAAACGGTCACGTCATCTTCAAAAAGTAGACCGGCTATTGAGGGGGGAACCTTCTACAAGGGGCATCTGTACTTCATCACTGGCCCTGATCTGGATGTTGTGAAAATCGGGTATTCAAAAAATCCATGGTCACGACTTAGTGAGCTACGTAGTAGCTACGGTAGCTCACTAACCGTAGTAGCTACGATTCGCGTCGTAGCCAAGCCGAAAATTTCCGTAGCTACGGTGCTTTCCGAGTTCAAATCGGAAGGTGACTGGTTTGTTAAAAATAAATGCATTGAATTGTTAATTTCGGGCGTCAAATCTGGAGAAATCACTACTGTAGAAGCTATTTCTCAGTTCGTAGCCGACTACGTTAGCAACTACGACAGCTACGGTAGCAAAGCTACTGTAGTAGCTACGGGAACTACAAATACAGATCCAGATAAAGATACAGATCTAAAAGAAAACCCAGAGAGAGATATACGCGCGCAAGACAATTTTTTCCCACCCATAGGTAAATTCCCGATCACCGAGGACTGGGCGCCAGGCGTTGATTTTGTCGGCCAGGCGGCGCTCTGGGGTATTAATCTCGGTGAAGAGCCGGGTTACACCGACGTTGAATTGCAGCAATTCCGCGACTACTGGAAATGCGAAGGGAAGGTGAAGCACCACATTCAGTGGGAACAGACTTTCGCATCCAGCCTGAAAACATCACGTGCCAAAACTGCAGCCCCGGCGCAAGTCTCGCGTCGTCAGCCTGCCTTTGGCGTTTCGACACCCGACACGGCGATCCCGCCGGGATTCAGGGGGTAACCATGAAATCGACGAGTGACATTCTTGGTCGTCTGCAGCGGCTGATCCCGGCAGGTGTTCAGCCGAAATTTACCAGCGCTGCCGAGTTAATGGCCTGGCAACAGGAGGAGGGACGTAAACGAGCTGCGGAACTGGAAAAAGAAAACCAGCGCGCTCGCTCTGAGAAGATTTTTGGCCGGTCTGGTATCTGCGATTTGCACCGGAATTGTACCTTCGCAAATTACCAGGTGAGTAACGATGGACAAAAACACGCGCTGACGCTGGCAAAAAGTTATGCCCATAACTTCGGCAGCGGTTTTGCCAGCTTCGTTTTCAGTGGTGGCTGCGGTACCGGGAAAAATCATCTGGCTGCCGCCATCGGTAACTACCTGCTGCAGCATAACCACACAGTGCTGGTTGTGACCGTTCCTGACCTGATGCTGCGAGCCCGCAAATGCTATGACGAAGGGCAGTCCGAATCAGTATTGCTGGATGACCTGTGCAGGGTTGACCTGCTGGTGCTGGATGAGGTCGGCGTGCAGCGCGACACCCGAAATGAATGGGTATTGCTGAATCAAATTATCGATCGCCGCCTGGCGGCAATGAAACCTGTGGGGGTGCTGACCAACCTGAATTTTGACGAGTTATCGAAAATCCTGGGAGAACGGGCTATGGACCGTCTGACCATGGATAACGGCATCTGGGTGAATTTTACCTGGGGGAGTTACCGCAAAAATGTAACCCATTTGCGGATTGTTAAATAACCAAAACGAGTATTGACCAATGACCAAACAAAAACGAATTACTCAGGCTGACCGACTGGTTGTGTATGTCAGCCAGCACCCAGGCATTACCACCCCGGAAGTGTGCGACGCGTTTAACTCTGACTCCGGTTCGACGGGGCAGCAACTGGCTGTGTTAGTACAGCGCGGTGTCATGACCCGTAGTCACAACGGCACCCACTGGGAATATACCGTTGTGCCCGGCAGCGATATCCCCGATATCGAGTTACCGGAACTCGGTCAAAAAGCCGATCCGGAAGTTCTCCGCATGGCGCTTGAAGAAGCTGCCCTGATTGAATCACGGGGGCACTGGCTGCGCGCTGCTACGAAATACAGCGAGATTATGCGACTGGCAAAGAGCAGTCAGGAGATTCAGGACATTTCCCGATTGCGTAACCGCTGCATTCGCAATGCCCGCGCGCGGAGGGCAGAAGCATGCTGAAACCTGAGCAACGCGCCATCGTTGATTTTCTGGCGCGCGAAAAATCCATTTCCACACGGCAGGTTCGCAGTCTGCTGGGCTGCGACATCAAAGAGGCCTACGACCGCCTGAAACGTCTGACGCTGGCAGGCATCGTGAAAAACGTTGGTAAACCTCACCACCCTGAATACCGGCTTACACATCGGTGGCGTTCGCGAGTGGCACCCGCTGCCTGTCCACCAGCGCCGCAAACTGCAGCGCAGATTTGCCGCGAAAAATGGCAGGGCTATCAGGTTCACAAAATTTTCGGGAGCGCACAGAAATGACCATCGTTGCAAACAAACATGTAGCCCGCGTGGGCCACGAATTTGCAGCCGCAATGACGGCTGACACCCCGATTATCGAGATCGCCAGGATGGTGTCTCGCCTGGCTACTGCACTGGATAAACAAACCGAACTGACCGAGCAGTTGGCGATGGAGAACACCATTCTTCTTACTCCCGACAACTGGTTAAAACATAGCGAGGAAGGTGCAGCGGCGTCCGCAATTGCAGAAGGTAATGGAGCTTCGGAGGACGAGGCGTTGTTGGCTGGAATGAAGTCAATCATAGCTTGCATGCAATCCCTCGCCACATCCGCAGCAATCGCAGCCCTGCGGGAAGAAGCCACAGAGGCGGCATTTAACAGCGATAAACATGCTGCGCTTTGTGACCGCGCATTCGTTTCAGGTATGCAGGCAGGCTGGAATTTCGGTGTGGATGAGGATGTGACAGGGTTCCAGCAATCTCTGGAGGCATATCGCAAACCAATGCGCGAAGCCTGCCGCCAGCTTCGTGAGATCAAAGGGGAGGTGCAATCGTGAGCTTTGAATACGTGAACTTCCATTACGGCGTTAATGCTTGTGTCGGTCGCCGCGTTGTTGCCTACGGCGAACCCGGCACCATCGTTAAAGATTTCGGCCATTACATCGGTGTGGTGCTGGATTCTGCGCCGCACTCCTCACCGGGCCGATATCACCCGATCGACGGCATTGTTTATGGCGACGTGGTGGATTACGAACCGCCGAAAATGAACGCGCGTAAGTATGAGGCCAAACGCAATTATCAGGAATTTCAGGATGCCGATTGCGGTTATGACTTTCACGAATGGTTGGGCATCAATAAACCTCGCGTGGATTATGACCACCATGGCAATTGCCGCATGTACCGTATCGGAAACTACCGCGATGTGAGTATTTACGGTGAATGGTGCCCTACCAAGAAAGCAGCTAAAGCCAGTTACAAAGCAGCATTACGCGCCAGCAAAGGAGCACGGTCATGAGCACTGAGAAAAAATACTGCTACCGCTACGTTGACGGCAATGATAGCGACGGCCGCGCAATCGTCATGCTGTGGAAGCGCGTCATTATCCGCGAGTCTGAAAAGACGTTCTGGCACACCGACGATATGCCAAACATGGATTTAGAACAGCTCGTTAAGTACCGGACCGGCGGGCCGAAAGAGCGGCGGAAATACTACGTTAAACGTTGCTTAAAAGGTGCTGAGCGTTCCAGTTATCACTACACGAAGGAAGAGGCGCTGACGGCTTTTGTTCACCGCAAGTTGTACCAACTTTCGCGTATGACCCTGACGGCTGAAACTGTGCGCCTGTGCCTGAAAGGGCTGGTAAATCACGGTCACATCTCTGGTGATGATGATGGTCAAGTAACCAGGTTCAGTAAAATCATCGCTACTCCTGATTCCACTCTGATAGCGGTAGATGAACCAGGCCCGGAAGCATCAACTTACAGTTGGGGAGAGTACTGATGATTCAGCTGTATAACGCTGACTGTTTCGATATTTTCCCGACATTAGCCAGCGGCAGTATCGATATGGTTTGCGCTGACATTCCATACGGCACGACTCAGTGCAGTTGGGATACCCCGTTGGATTTGCCCCGAATGTGGCTCGAGCTATATCGAGTGGCTAAGCCGTCGGCGGCCATCGTGCTGTTTTCGGCACAGCCGTTCACCAGTGTGTTGGTCAACAGCAATTTGCGCGACTGGCGAACCGAATGGATCTGGGAGAAGGGTAACGCGACTGGCTTTTTCAATGTCGCAATTCAGCCGCTGCGTGCGCACGAAAACGTCCAGGTGTTTTACCGTCGCCAACCGACTTATAACCCGCAGATCACCCATGGTCATGCGCGGAAAAAATCGAAGCGTAAAACGGTAAATTCCAATGTATACGGCAAAGCAGTCTCGTTGACCGCTTACGACTCCACCAGCCGGTACCCGCGTGATGTTCAATTTTTTTCGAGCGATAAACAGAAAAGAAAATACCACGACACGCAAAAGCCGCTGGATTTGGTTCGGTACTTGATCGAGACGTACAGCAACCCAGGCGATTTGGTGCTGGATTTCACCATGGGAAGTGGCACGGCGGGCGTTGCCTGCCAGCTTACCGGGCGAAACTTCATAGGCATTGATAGTGACCCGCGCAGCTACAACACGGCATGCGGGAGAAATGGCGTTGACGAAGGGAGGTGTGCCGCATGACGGATTCGCTTATCTCCTATGCCTGCAGTCGCATCAGCGAACTGGAATCCCTGTTGCTGGTGGATGTTCCCGAGACTGTCTGGCCTGCCGAGGTAGCGCTGGTTTACACACAAGTTGAACGCGCCGGGGATCTCCCGGCGCACCACCAGCGCCGCCTCAAACATCACATAAACCGCATGTGGCTGGAAAAAGTGCCAGTACCTGAAATCGTTATAGCAGCCTGTTCTCTGGCGGCTGTCATGGAGAAATACGCGTGAGAGAAATCATCGTTGATAATTTTGCTGGTGGCGGCGGAGCATCTACCGGGATTGAAATGGCAATTGGTCGCAGCGTGGATATCGCCATCAATCACGACGAGAATGCTGTGGCGATGCACACCACAAACCATCCAGGCACACTGCACTATTGCGAGAGTGTTTTTGACGTAAATCCTCCGGTTGTCACCGCATGTATGCCAGTGGGTCTGGCATGGTTTAGCCCGGACTGTAGGCATTTCTCCAAAGCGAAAGGCGGAACCCCGGTGGAAAAAGCAATTCGTGGCTTAGCCTGGATTGTGGTTCGCTGGGCGCTGACAGTACGACCCCGTGTCATGATGCTGGAAAATGTTGAGGAGTTCCGCACCTGGGGACCGCTGCTGGCGGCGGAAATGCGTCCAGACCCGGATCGCGTAGGCGAGACGTTTAATGCGTTTGTCAGCATGCTGTCCGATGGCATAAGTATTGATCACCCGGCACTGGCCGAGTGCTGCGAGTTCCTGAATATCGATCCAAACAGTAAACAGGCGCAGCGGCTGGTCGCCGGGCTGGGCTATGCGGTCGAACATCGTGAGCTGCGCGCGTGTGATTACGGAGCGCCGACGATTAGAAAAAGATTCTTCATGGTGATGCGTTGCGATGGCACCGCAATTTGCTGGCCGGAGCAAACCCACAGGGATCCGAAAACAGCCGCGGTTAAATCAGGTGAACTTAAACCCTGGAGAACGGCGGCCGAGTGTATCGACTGGTCGATACCGTGCCCGTCAATTTTCGACCGCAAAAAGGCCTTAGCCACAAATACCATGCGAAGGATTGCGCGCGGTATTGAACGTTTCGTGGTGAACAGCGCAACGCCGTTTATCGTGAAGTGCAACCACACCAGCACTAAAACGAATTACGACTGTTTCCGTGGCCAGTCGCTGGACGAACCAACGCAGACGATTACCAAAAAGCACGGTTTTGCGATCGCCACTCCGGTAGTGGCTCCGATTTTTGCTGGAACTGGTGGCTCATCGTTCCAGATGAAACCGCGCCCGGTGGATAAGCCATTTTTCACACTGCTTACGCAGAACCGGACAAATATCATCGCGCCGCGCCTGGCACCGATAATTTCCCGACAGTTCGGCAACAGCATCGGTCACCGTGTTGATGAGCCGAGCGCCACCGTAACCGCTGGTGGCGGTGGTAAATCGCAGTTGGTGATGCCAACATTGATTCAAACGGGATACGGCGAGAGGCCTGGGCAATTGCCGCGAGTGCCGGGATTAGACAAACCACTGGGTACCGTTGTCGCTGGCGGGGCGAAACATGCGCTGGTGGCGGCAAACCTCGTAAAACACTTTGGCGGGAATTATTCAGGATCTGGTCTGGCACTTGATGAACCAGTTCATACGGTGACAACTACGGATCACCATGCGCTGGTTACATCGAGCATCGTCAAAATGCGTGGCACGAATATCGGTCAGCCAACCGATACACCGTTGCAGACCGTAACGGCGGGTGGTCTGCACTTCGGTGAGGTGAGGACCATGCTGGCTGAAAACGAATATGACGAGCACCGGGCGGGGCAAGTGGCGGCATTCCTGCATGAGTACGGCATCAGCGAGTTCGTAACGATTGAGAGTGTGGTATATCGCATCGTTGATATCGGCATGCGCATGCTGCAACCCCGCGAGCTGTACCGGGCGCAGGGGTTCCCGGAGTGGTACATCATCGACCGCGACTATCAAGGTGTGAAGTACGCCAAAGACAAGCAGGTGGCCCGGTGTGGCAACGCCGTTCCGCCACCGTTCGCTGAGGCACTTGTACGCGCAAATCTGTCTGAATTTTGTTCAGCCAAAGTAATTGCGGCATAAAACGAAAAGGCCTGCGTAAGCAGGCCTTTCAGCATGAAATGCATGTATTATTTGATTCTGAAATTGGTCTGAATTTGTGTAGTCTGTTGACCAATGATCGGTTGTGAACCAGCTTGTGCAGGGGTTGAACGATTATAATTATTAATCGGGGTAGAGGTTGTAGCCCCTTGATTGTATGCCAAATATTTCGCAGTGGCAGTGCGGTTATTGGTCATATTGATTCCACCCTTCCGTTAAAATAGTGTTGTTGACAAAGAACTGTTGTGTGCCCCCAACGTCAGTTACGTGGCGACTTAATTGCATAGCAGTTCGGAACTGGTAGGAGCAAGTATCAGTTGCTTCTATTAAACATCTCACAGCTTCATAGCGCAGGACATTACCAGCGCCAAGTATTGCATTGACATCAAAGGGTTGCCCAAGTTGAAGTTCAGCCTTGATGTCATCATAAATATCTTTTATCAATCGATAGAGCTCTTCATTAGGTTTTTCAATCTTTAAACCCAACTCAAGTGCTTCGACTCGGTTGATGGTATAGTCATGACTGCCAGATTCACTACATAAAAAACTAACAATGGGATCCGCATCCTCAGGTCTAGATAGCTGATTTACTAAGAGTTTTTTAGCCAGCATCTGTATCTGAGCTTTAGTGCGATACACTCGGCCAAGCACTAAAGGATGTATCTTTTCACTTAAAGAATGAAGTATTTGCGCTAAACCTGCATCATCTTCTATTCCGAATTCTTCTTTAGCAACTGCAATGTAACCTTTGATTTCCTCAACGCTAACCGCCCAAGGTTGCAGTTGACCGCCGATGTTGACTTGCGGGTTTAAGGGACCATTAACGCTTGGATCTATAGGACCAAGTGTTGCTTGCTTGGTCATAATTATGTTGTTAGCCCCAAGACTCATTAAAGTGCCAGCGCTCAGACACTTAGAAGGAATGATAACTTCCAATTCCTTACAAAATTGCCTAAGCAGGTTTACAATACTCCATGCTGCCAAAATGTCTCCACCATTGGTATAAATGAAGAGACTTATCTTAGGGGTGTCACCGATTTCATCTAGATGGTTTGCAAAGAAATCAAACACATCGGAAGATATCTGTGTACCCAACACGGGCCTGTCGCCCGTGATATATGTAATAACTTTAGAACCACGGCTTTCTTCGAGTTTTTTATATAATTCTTTTCGCTGTGCAAACATACATATCCCAATCAACAATATCAGCTAACTAACTGATTTTAATGCATTCCCTGAACATTAAGTTTGACGTCTGTTTCTACGTACAGATCACCATCTTGATAATGTATAATAAGTTTTAAGCTTTAATCGGCAAAAAAGCTATAAACTTTAAGGGCATTTTTAAGCATTAATCACGAAATATGCTGCATATTTGCTCCAGCGAAGCGCGCGGATTTTAAACAATAAGATTTAATAACGGAAGTGTATGTATATACACCCTGATATTTAGCCAGTTAAATTTAAAAATGAAAGTTATCAACTCAATTCTCTTAAGTGGACATTATTCTTGTGCCTGCACGACATGTAACCCCATACATGATTCCATATCACAGGTGTACAAACTGACAGCATTACTGTATGCATATACAGTAATGCTGTCAAGAGGATAGATTCTATAAAAGTTAAATGCGCATTCAATTCTTAGACGTTTAATAGTTACTGTTGTTCGCCGAGGGGTTTGTAAGCGCAAACCTGCCAGAGATGTATGGAAAGAAAAACATTGCAGCGTAAGCAAGCCCCGCCATATGCGGGGCTTTTTACATCATGATCTTGTATTGAAAATTCTGCTGTATAGATGTACTGTATGAATATACAGTTAAGCGGTGGGGGACTATCATGAAAATAGAATTAACCATTGATCGTACTAAAGAACTTCCGAAGGGCGCAGTTCCTGCTTTGGAAAAAGAGTTACTGAAACGGCTTAATGACCAATATGAAAATTGCAACCTTGTTATCCGCCGAACGGGCTCAGACGGGCTGACCGTATTTGGTGGTGATAAAGACGATAAAAAGAAAGTTGAGAAGATCCTTCAGGAGACATGGGAAAGCGCCGACGACTGGTTTTACTGAAATGCGCTGTCACTGAGTTTCCGTGTGAATGAAGGGGGTAGGGGAGTGGAAGAACCAGAAGAATTGCCAAACAAGGGGTATGTAGTCATCAGATGTCACGATGGGGTCATCGTCGCCAGACTGCAATGTTTTCCTGAATGTGAAAGGGCTTTAATGTACCGCCGTGGTGGGCAGGTATCATTTATGCCTATTCAGGATGATGAGATTATTGGCACACCATCCCTGTTTACACAGATGCTCGAGCGAGCCGGTTACCGGGTTTCTCCAGTTTCTGATATATTGTCTTAGCCAGCCTGAACAACTGGCAGTCTGCTGCGCCACGGAGAAAACCATGGCGCAAAAAAAATCGAAAAACCTCACTTTCCTGACGTCTGTCGACGCCAGCTTTTTTGCATACCTTGCCGCCGGGTGGGGTGTCGCATGAAAAAAGGCTGGTTCACGCATACCGACCTCACTGCAGAACAAGCTGCCGAGCTGGTGGCCCGCTATGCAGCAAATCACGTAAAAACCGAAAAAAGCCTTTCATCTGACTATAAGACCTGGATTGTCAGTGCCAGATTACCTGAGTCAGAAAACCCCCCGCGCCCAGATAAAACTTACCAGTGGAGGCACTGGGAGTGAGTATGCAAATTTATCCAATCGTGCCGATGGGCAAGCCCCGTATGACTCGCGCCGACAAGTGGAAAAAGCGCCCTGAGGTTATGCGTTACCGGGCGTTCTGCGATGAGGTGCGGCTACGTGGCGTAACCCTGCCTGAGTCTGGTGCGCATGTCACGTTTGTCCTGCCTATGCCCGCCAGTTGGAGCAAAAAGAAACGCCAGCAACATAACGGCCAGCCACACCAGGCTAAGCCTGACTGCGACAACATGCTGAAAGCCCTGATGGACGCGCTCTATGAGGATGATGCGCACATCTGGGATTGCCGCATAACCAAAGTGTGGGGCGAGTTCGGGCAAATCATAATCCGGGAGGCGGCATGCGCGCCTTGCTGAAACCGGATATTGCCCGCGAAATGGGCGTGGTGCTGCTGCGCCCCGGCAAAGAGCTAATGCATATCTTCACTTCTGGTCGCGTACTGGTGGAGCGTCAGCCAGAGAGCATGGCTGACCTTCCTTCGGGCGCCGTACCGCCTGCCCGGCAGATGCTTATTAATGATGCGGCATTGTGCCCGTTCTTCACTCATCAAAAGGTTATTAATGCGGCTGGAGGTATTAATGGGCTTGAGGCCTGGTTACGGCGCCGCGGTAAAAAGTGCCAGTGGCCGCACTCAACTTATCACCACAAAGAGCTGGTTACGCATCGCCATGCTGGTGGCGCCGCACTGCTTTGCTGGCACTGCGATAACCAGTTGCGTGAAGCCCCCTGCCAGGAACTGGATCAAATCGTAGCCAAAAATGCCGCCACCTGGATTTTGCGCGCCATTCGCGGTGAGCTGCGATTTGCCGACGACCACGAAGTAACTCTGCCAGAGCTGTGCTGGTGGGCCATTCTCCGGGGAGTTACTCATGCCATACCGGAAGAAGTTTCCCGCCGGGTGCTTGGTTTGCCCCTTGAAACAATAACGTCTGTTATGCGCGAATCCGATATTGTCCCGTCTCTGCCAGCCTCCAGCATACTGGCGGAGAAAGTCGAAAAGGCGGCATTACCTCAGCCACCAGCCATAAAGCCCGTGGTTTCAGTCACGGTTGATCCCGTGGCGCCGCAGACACTATATGCGCGACCAAAACGCATCCGCTGGGAAAATCCAAAGTTCCTCGCCTGGGTGAAGACCCAACCGTGCACGTGCTGCGGCAACCCCGCCGATGATGCCCATCATCTGATTGGCTGGGAGCAGGGTGGAATGGCGACCAAAGCCCACGATGCGTTCACCATTCCACTCTGTAGAAAACACCATACCGAGCTACACAACAGCCCGGCGGCGTTCGAGCGCCAGTACGGCACACAACCTGAATTAATTATCAAATTGCTGGACCGTGCCTTTGCGCTCGGCGTTCTGGCCTGATATCTGGAGAAAATTATGCGCGACATGTATGAAGTAATGGATATGTGGGGAGCTTGGGCTGCATCCGACAATAGCGGTGTAGATTGGCAATCAATCGCAGCAGGTTTTAAAGGCTTGCTGCCTTACGGTAAAAAGTCCCGACTTCAATGCGATGATGATGAAGGGATAATAATTGACGGCTGTGTAGCACGTTTGCGAAAGTACAAGCCGGAAGAGTATGAATTGATTATTGCTCATTTCGTAATTGGTATATCATTACGAATGATTGCGAAGAAAATGAAATGTTCTGATGGAACCATTAGACATAAGTTACAATCTGGCTTGGGATTTGTTTCCGGAGCAATTGCGATGATAAAGGAATAATAATATGCAAGATGACACTGAATGTAATTTCTTTCTTTCTGAACGCCTGACGGTCGAGGTATATAAGCGGCTGCTGGATGAATTTGATGCGGTAATTTGTGAATCTATAGCCATGAACCAATTTACAGCTGGCAGGTACGTTGTAGCTCATGTTGGTTTTGGCTCTCAGATATTCACAAGATTATGTATACATGGAGAATGTTTGCTAAGTGCCGCGCCAATGTCCAGATGGTATAAAAAAGATTTTCATTTCTGGGATTTAAGTTGCATAGCCGCTCATGTTAGAGCACTTATGGAAGGTTATCTATTTTATATGTATATATCTGAGGAGCCTCTTTGTGAAAATGAGTGGAAGGCGAAACTATGGACTATGCATATGAATGATTGTATTAAACGGTTGAAACTCATGCAGTCCACTGGGGACGCTGATAAAATCACGTTTTTTGAAACTGAACGAGATAAAATTCGTGATAATTTGAACTCCAATGATTTTTTTCTTAAATTGCCAAGCTCTGTAAAGAAAAATTGTTTGAATGGTAAGTTTTTGATGATTTATCCCAGGGATGAATTGATCTTAAAATATAAAATAGATAAAAATTTATTTGATAGTATTTTTGATATTTTGTCTAATTATATTCATATTTTACCCATTTCATTCTACAATCATGAACCAAATAAAAGAGGCTCAGGTATGTTTAATGAAACTGACTTGGGTTATATGTGTTTGTGTTTAGATATAATCATAACGTTAATGCGTCAATGCAATGAAAGATTAGCAGGTGCTTTCCCTGATGCCCAGTCATGTAGAAAAGGGAAAAAATCTGTATTTTCTCCGGGGCCTAAGGCTAATTTACCTCAACTGGTAAGAGAGCATCAAAATCGCAATATAAAAAAGAAAAGAAAAAAATAACGCGTACGCAAAAATTACTGTAATCTGCTAAGAGTGGTCACTTAGACACGGACTTAAAACAACTCCTAAACCCCGCTTCGGCGGGGTTTTTTCATTTCTGGCCTCGGGAATCACACACAACCTTCACTTTTACGAAAGCGCCCGAAGGCCAGATCCCTCCTTTCATCAATCACGCACAGCACTTCCCAAACGTGGAGGTGGAGTATGTATCGAATGGACAAAATCACAACTGGTGTGAGCTACGGTTTTGCCGGAGCAAACGGAGGGTTCTGGGTGCTCCAGCTACTGGATAAAGTATCGCCCTCGCAGTGGGCAGCGTTAGGCGTTCTCGCGAGTATTCTTTTTGGTCTGCTGACATATCTGACCAATTTGTATTTCAAAATCAAAGAGGATCGGCGCAAAGCCGCCAGGGGTGAGTGATGGCAAACAGGGCAAAGCTTAGCGCGGCGATGTTATCTCTCATCGCTGCAGGCGCATCAGCACCGGTACTGTTTGATCAGTTCATCAGTGAGAAAGAAGGAAATGCGCTGGTGGCCGTTGTCGATCCTGGTGGCGTCTGGTCACTGTGTCACGGCGTAACGGTCATTGACGGCAAGCCTGTTGTTAAAGGCCAGCGTACAACGGAAGCACAGTGCAAGAAGGTAAACGCCGTCGAGCGTGATAAGGCGCTTGCATGGGTAGACCGAAATATCAAAGTTCCGCTAACTGAACCGCAGAAAGTAGGCATTGCGTCATTCTGCCCGTACAACATCGGCCCATCTAAATGTTTCCCCTCAACGTTCTACCAGCGCATCAATGCTGGCGACCGCAAAGGTGCATGTGAAGCAATTCGCTGGTGGATTAAAGATGGGGGCCGTGACTGCCGGTTAACCAAAGGCCAGGCGAACGGCTGTTATGGGCAGGTAGAGCGACGGAATCAGGAAAGCGCTTTGACATGTTGGGGGTTGGAACAGTGAATAATAGGGTGAATCCATGAAGATAAAATTTGAATTATCCACCGCGCATTTCGCCGAAGATCTTCGCCCTTCGCATGGTCCTCTATTCTGGCCTTGGTGGCGTTTAATTTCTTTCAGCGTTGTTCGTCAGGATATCCGCTCACCATCAACTGGACGGCGCATGTGGTTTTATACCCGCTGGGGTGCTGGCTATGTGGGTGTTTATATCGACAGGCGTGCAATTCGATGAGCCGCTTAATAGCCATTATTGCTGCAGCCATTATCTTGCTGATTGTCTCACTGGCATGGGGTGTTAATCACTACCGGGACAATGCCTTGAACTACAAAGAGCAGCGCGACAAGGCAACCAGCGCGCTGACGCTGGCGGAAGACACCATTAACGATATGACAGTCCGTCAGCGTGATGTCGCCACGCTCGATGCGAAATACACTGGAGAACTCGCAGATGCTAAAAAGCAGCTTGAAGATCTACAGCGTTGCGTTAGCACTGGTAAGTGTGGGTTGCGCGTCAACGCCAAATGTCCAGCGAACGGAACGGCCAGCGCCCCCGGCGTGGATGATGCAACCGGCCCCCGACTTACTGACGCCGCTGAACGGGATTATTTCACCCTCAGAGAGCGAATCGAAACAGTCACCAAACAACTGATGGGCCTGCAAACGTATGTGCGTGAGCAGTGCCTGAAATAAAAAAACCTAAGGAGAGGAAAATCCGATCTCTCCTCAGGGTGACCTTTGCTCTACTGTCCAGTGATTTATTTAAGTCTGCTTATTGAAAGGTATACATCATCTTTCTGATACTTAGCGTAAACGTCCTCGACTACTGGGAGATACTTGTTAAACAGCGCTTCAATCGTTGTTTCGTCATATCTCTTGTTAGCGATTTCGTTTGCTACGAACCTCATCGTTTCAGAAAAAATAAAATCTTTATCTGTCATTTCTTTTCTCCATTTACTCAGGTGTAACGAATAGTTTTTCGTATCTTACCCCTAATCGAATAAGCACTTGGCATTTACCGCATCAATAAGCGCCTCGCACGCGCAGCCTAACGATATCTTTCAGTCGTGAGCCTGGGGCATTCCGCTTTATCGGGCGGTCTTCCCGTGCGACAGGCTCACATCTAAAAGGAAACAACCATGAGCAAAGAACTTTCCGGCGCTGCTGGCGATGTCCTGCATGCGCTTTTCTTCCGTGGCGCGCTGGTGGATGGTGATTTGCCATCAAAGGCTGGCGCTAATGAACTGCGTGAGCTTGGTTATGTGATGACGCAAGATACGGTGACGCCGTTCGACGGGGAAAATCATTACAACTTCCTCACACCTACCGGGCAAGAGTTCGCAATCAGTTACCTGGTGGAAAGTCGCTTCGGCAAGAAAGCGGATTTTCAGATTGGAGCGGGGGAGACGTTCATTAATAACACCACTCTACAAGGCAATATCCACTTAACTGCCGCCAGCGACCAATGCTTGATGGAACCGTTAACGGATACAGCATCAGCATGCGACAACATCCGGGTGTTAAATAAACCTCTTTTTGGTATCAACTCGTTTTCAACTGCAATCGTCAAACTCTCTGATGAGATGCGAGAAGCTATTATTGCAGCCGTTCGTGACAGCGGCCAGTTCGTTGAGAAACCAACTGGCGACGAGCAGCAGTCGGTGGAGTTCAGGGCTGACCGTTTAAAGGCGACGGTTGGGGTAAATGACAGCGGTGAATCCACCATCCAGCAGCAAATCCAGCAGGCGGCTAACCTTGCCGAAGCAATGAGAGGAGTACTGAGCCGACACGAATCTGCATTGGCGGGTATGGCCTCTGCTCGGGCTGCTATTACGGAAAGCATTAACCAGGCTGTGAATGATGCCATTGTTAATGCACTCAGGCCGGGTGGTGTGCTTTACGCCTTCCGCACCAGAACCTGAACACCTCCGTTTTAACGTCAAAATATCTATTCATGCAAATGATAATCTTTATCACTTGAGCGGGTCCTCTCGGAGGGGGGCTTTGCCACGGGGCGGCGGACTCGCGGGAATCGGCTGGTTTTCGTATTTTATAGTCATCATCATCATGTGTGCAGGTTATTGATTTTCCGGGACCCGGCTAATCAATGATGTCGAATCGTACAAAAAGTGTTCACCATCATGGACCAGGAAATCGCGGCCTTAAAACTCAATATCAACCAGCTAGCCGGGATCACTGGCGTCCATCGCCAGACGGTTGCAGCAAGGCTGAAAAATGTTGCTCCGGCAGCAGGCAGTAACAGCAAGCTCAAGCTCTATTTCGTCACTGATATTTTGAGTGAACTGATGATTCCGACCGTCTCCACGGCAAACGTGGAAGAGATGATTCCGGCAGACAGGCTCGCACACTGGAAGGCTGAGAACGAGCGGCTGAAATTTGAAGTCGATACAAAGCAGCTTATTCCAGCCGAAGACGTTGCCCGAGAATTTTCACTGATGGCGAAAGCCGTCGTCATGGTGCTTGAAACTCTCCCGGACATTCTTGAACGCGACTGCGCACTTACGCCAGTTGCGGTGTCACGCGTGCAAAACGTGATTGATGACCTGCGCGATCAGGTCGCACAAAAAGTAATGGACGCCGAACCAGAGGAGGATGAGCCAGAGGAGGACTGATGGCAAAAAGGGCATCAGCCAGGGGTATCCGACGTGATGTCTCCGGTATATTACGTGCCCCGCGTCGTATGCAGGTGGCCGATGCGGTCCGCTCATATATGCGTGTGCCGATGGGGGCGGGGAACTCCGTACCGTGGGATCCAAATCTTGCCCCTTACATAATTGAGCCGATGAACTGCCTGGCATCCCGTGAATACGATGCCGTGGTGTTTGTCGGTCCTGCCCGAACAGGGAAAACCATCGGTCTGATTGATGGCTGGATTGTCTATAACATCGTCTGCGACCCCGCTGACATGCTGGTCATCCAGGTATCCGAAGAGAAAGCGCGCGAGCACTCCAAGAAGCGACTCGACCGCACTTTTCGCTGCAGCCCGGAAGTGAAATCACGGCTCAGTCCACGCCGTAATGACAACAACGTCCACGACCGCACGTTTCGCGCCGGTAACTATCTCAAGCTCGGCTGGCCATCGGTCAATATCATGTCGTCGTCTGACTATAAAAGTGTGGCGCTGACGGACTACGACCGTTTTCCCGAAGATATCGACGGGGAGGGTGATGCCTTTTCCCTGGCGTCGAAGCGTACCACCACCTTTATGTCCAGCGGGATGACACTTGTGGAAAGTTCGCCAGGTCGGGACTTTCGCGATACGAAATGGCGTCCCTTGTCTGCGCACGAAGCGCCGCCGACAACCGGGATTCTGTCGCTGTTCAACAGCGGTGATCGCCGTCGCCTTTACTGGCCGTGCCCGCATTGCGGGGAATATTTTCAGCCGGAAGTCGCCAACATGACAGGCTACCGTGATTCACCAGATCCTGTACTGGCAAGTGAATCCGCCTATCTCCAGTGTCCTGCATGTAAAGGCAAAATTACGCCGGAGATGAAACGCGAACTGAATATTCGTTCTGTCTGGCTACGCGACGGGGAAAAAATAGACCGTGACGGCAACAGATATGGCGAGCCGCGGCGCTCGCGTATCGCATCATTCTGGATGGAGGGGCCAGCCGCTGCTTACCAGACCTGGGCGCAGATGATCTACAAATTCCTGACTGCTGAGCGGGAATATGAAGCCACCCAGAGTGAGGAAACGCTAAAAACCGTCGTTAATACCGACTTTGGTCGGCCATATCTTCCCCGCGCTCACCTTGAACAGCGTAAGAGCGAACTACTGGAGCAGCGCGCCGAGGAAATACCAAAACGCACCGTACCTGACGGCGTTGAATTTCTTATGGCGACGGTTGATGTGCAGGGTGGTAAGTCCCGGCGATTCGTGGTGCAGGTTACCGGCTACGGTGAACAGGGCGAGCGGTGGGTGGTTGATCGCTACAACATCCGGCAGTCCTTACGGGCCAGTGAGCACGGCGAATGCTATCCCATTGATCCGGCCAGTTACCCGGAGGACTGGGATTTACTCCTGTCCGACGTGTTCGAAAAGTCCTGGGCTCTGGCAAGCGACCCGACAAAACGTATGCACCTGATGGCAATGGCGGTCGATTCCGGCGGTGAGGATGGTGTCACCGACAACGCCTATAAGTTCTGGCGCAAATGCCGCCGGGAAGGGCTGGGCAAAAAGATTTATCTCTTTAAGGGGGACAGTGTCCGCCGCTCAAAACTCATCACGCGCACATTCCCTGACAACACTGACAGGTCAACCCGTCGCGCAAAAGCCGCAGGCGATGTGCCGCTTTTTCTTCTCCAGACCGATGCACTGAAAGACCAGGTGAATAACGCCTTATGGCGCGAATCCCCCGGACCGAACTACGTGCATTTCCCGAAATGGCTCGGTAGCTGGTTTTACGACGAGCTGACGTATGAGGAGCGTTCACCTGATGGAAAATGGAGTAAACCGGGTCGCGGTCCGAATGAAGCCTTTGACCTGCTCGTCTATGCCGATGCGCTGGCAATCCTTCTTGGCTACGAAAAGATTAAATGGCCGAATGCGCCAGACTGGGCACGGCGGCAAACGTGGCTGGAGAACGCGCCGCCGGAAACTGGCGAAGCGCCATCCCCGGCTGTTGCACCGCCCGTTACCCGAAACACGAAAGCACGGGACAACACCGTGACGGAAACCAACGACCAGGATTCCAACCCCTGGGTCACAGCGACAGGAGGCTGGTTGTGAAACGAAGTGATATCGAGGCGATGGTACAGCGTTACGTTGAAGCTGAAATGGCTGTCCTTGACGGGAAGTCCATTACTTTCAATGGGCAGCAGATGTCCTATGAAAATCTGTCCGAAATCAGGAAGGGGCGGCAGGAGTGGGAGCGGCGACTTGCCGACAGTGACAGGCAAAACCTGGGGCGACCCGGCTATAAACTGGCGAGGTTTGGCTGATGTCTCTACTGGATGATGCAATTGGTCTGATTTCGCCGGGCTGGAAGGCTGCGCGGCTTCGCTCGCGAGCGGTGATTCAGGCATTTGAAGCCGTAAAGCCAACCCGCACACACAAGGCACGCCGCGAAAATCGCTCAGCCAATCAGCTTAGCCAGAATGGTGCAGTTTCATTACGGGAGCAGGCGCGCTGGCTGGACAACAACAACGATCTCGTCATCGGCATTCTCGACAAGCTGGAAGAGCGTGTGATTGGTTCTGAGGGCATCATTGTTGATCCGCATCCGGTGCTTAAAAACGGCAATATTGCGAAAAAATTTGCCAGCCAGATCCGTTCTGCATGGGCGGAATGGTCCGTTTCGCCTGATGTCACCGGGGAATTTACCCGCCCTATGCTGGAGCGTCTTTTATTACGCAGTTGGTTACGAGACGGGGAGGTGTTTACCCAGCTTGTCAGCGGCAATGCCATGGGGCTGTCACCCGTAGCCGGGATCAGTTTCTGGCTGGAAGCTCTGGAGGCTGATTACGTACCAATGCAGAGTGACGAATCACAGGGGCTCATTCAGGGTATTTATAAAGACAACTGGGGCAGGCCAAAAAAATACCAGGTGTACAAGACCAGCCCGGTGTCAGGCCGGCAACTGGAGACCAAAGATGTGGCAGCGGAAAACATGCTGCACCTTAAATTCACCCGCCGCCTGCACCAGGCCCGTGGCACGTCGTTGTTTTCTGGTGTGCTGATGCGCCTGAGTGCCCTTAAAGAGTATGAAGACTCCGAGCTGGTGGCCGCGCGTATTGCGGCGGCGCTGGGGATGTACATCAAAAAAGGCGACGGTCAAAGCTATGGCGATGATGCGGGGGCACCTGCCCAGGACGGTGATCGCGACCTGCTGATTCAGCCGGGGATGTTGTACGACGACCTTCGTCCCGGAGAGGAAATCGGGATGATCAAATCGGACCGCCCGAACACCAACCTTGAATCATTCCGCAACGGTCAGCTACGTGCCGTTTCTGCCGGAGCGCGCATCAGTTATTCCAGCGCATCCCGAAACTACGACGGCACCTACAGCGCCCAGCGTCAGGAGCTGGTGGAGTCCACCGACGGGTATTTTGTCCTTCAGGACTGGTTTATCGGTTCGGTGACCCGCCACATTTACCGCGCCTGGCTGAATCTGGCGATCCTCTCGGGAAAAATCACGGTACCGCGTGGGCTCGATATGGACACGCTCTATTCCGCTGTCTATTCGGGGCCGGTGATGCCCTGGATTGACCCCGCAAAAGAAGCGAACGCCTGGAAAATACTTATCCGTGGTGGCGCGGCAACGGAATCCGACTGGGTCCGCGCAAGAGGCAGCAATCCTGATGATGTAAAACGCCGCCGAAAAGCGGAGATCGATGAAAACCGCGAACTGGGACTGGTGTACGACACCGACCCCGCCAATGACAAAGGAGGCACCAGTGCCGAAGCAACAACGAAACCGGGTGAGCCGCCGCCCGAAAGCCAGCGTAAAAAATAACTCCTGGTTTCGCATGAAGGCCAGCGCGGCTGATGAGGCGGATATTTATATTTACGACGAAATTGGTTTTTGGGGGGTGACCGCAAGACAGTTTGTCAGTGACCTGCAGGCGCTGGGTGATGTCAGCCACATTAACCTGCATATCAACTCTCCCGGTGGCGATGTCTTTGAAGGCATCGCCATTTTTAATGCACTCAAATTCCATGGCGCGGCAATCACGGTGCATATCGATGGCATCGCCGCCTCTATGGCGTCGGTTATCGCCATGGTCGGCAACCCGGTCATCATGCCGGAAAATACCATGATGATGATCCACAAGCCGTGGGGATTTGCAGGCGGTGACGCGAACGATATGCGGGATTACGCCGACCTTCTGGACAAAATGGAATCTGTTCTGATCCCCGCGTACGCAGAAAAAACGGGGAAATCGGCAGAAGAAATCGCGGCCATGCTGGAAGACGAAACCTGGATGAACGGCAGTGAATGTGTTTCCCAGGGATTTGCAGACCAGACCACACCATCACTGCAGGCGATGGCCTGCATTCAGTCAAAACGTATTGAGGAATTTGAAAAGATGCCTAACGCCATCCGTAATATGATCACGCCGCCGCGCAACACCACGGCGCGTGAACCTGCGAGCCCGGCAACCCCGCAGCACCAACCGGCAGCTCCCGTTCTGGATGAAAATGCCATTGTCGCGCGGGTTGTGGCTGAACAGAAAGCCCGTGTAAGCGGCATTCAGGATGTGTTTGCCATGTTCGGTGGTAAACACCAGGAACTGCAGGCCGCCTGCATCAGCGATGTCGAATGCACCGTCGCCATGGCGAAAGACAAGCTGCTGGCCGAACTGGGCAAAGACACGACCCCGTCGAATAAAAATAACCCGCCCCACATTTATGCGGGTAACGGAAATATCGTCGGCGACGGCATCCGTAAATCCCTGATGGCCCGCGCAGGTTATGAAGCGCAGGAAAAGGATAACTTTTATAACGGCATGACGCTGCGCGAACTGGCCCGCATGGCGCTGACTGAGCGCGGTATTGGTGTTTCAGGTCTTAACCCGGTACAGATGGTGGGGCTTGCGCTGACGCACAGCACGTCTGACTTCGGTAACATTCTGCTGGACGTATCCAACAAGGCGCTTCTGCAGGGCTGGGAAGAGGCGACAGAAAGCTTCGAATTGTGGACCAAAAAAGGGAGCCTGAGCGATTTTAAAACTGCGCACCGCGTCGGCATGGGGGGCTTTCCGTCATTGCGCCAGGTGCGTGAGGGGGCCGAGTATAAGTACGTCACCACCGGGGATAAAGCTCAAACCATCGCGCTGGCAACCTATGGTGAGATCTTCTCTGTCACCCGTCAGGCCATTATCAACGATGATCTCAATCAACTGACTGATGTCCCCATGAAAATGGGGCGCGCGGCTAAAGGGACTATCGGCGATCTGGTTTATGCCGTGCTGACAGGTAACGCAAAACTGTCTGACGGTAAGGCGCTTTTCCATAGCGACCATGCGAACCTCAGTTCAGGTGCTATCTCGGTATCCAGCCTGGACGACAGCCGTAAACTGATGCGCCTGCAAAAAGAGGGCGACCGCTCTCTCAATATCCGTCCTGCCTTTATGCTGGTACCCGTGGCGCTGGAAACGCTGGCAAACCAGACCATCAAATCCGCCAGCGTTAAAGGGGCTGATGCCAACTCCGGAATTATGAACCCCATCCAGAATTTCGCCGAAGTCATTGCCGAGGCGCGGCTGGATGATGCCGATCCAAAAGCCTGGTACCTGGCTGCAGCGAAAGGAAGCGACACTATTGAGGTGGCCTATCTCAATGGTGTGGATACCCCTTACATCGATCAGCAGGATGGCTTTACCACTGACGGTATTGCCACGAAAGTGCGTATCGATGCAGGCGTAGCCCCGCTGGACTATCGCGGTCTGACGAAATCCTCCGGCCAGTAATTACCGACCAGACAATCACGCCCGAAAGGGCTTTTTTTATGCCTGTAAAACGGCTCCCCGGAGCCGTGGAGATCCTCTATGAAAAATTATGTTCAGGACGGTAACACCCTGGCGTTAACCAACGCAGGAAGCTCTGTTATTACCAGCGGCACGCCCGTCGCGGTCGGTGATTTACTCGTCATTGCGCTGACCGATATTCAGCCAGGCAGCACCGGAGACGGTCTTGCAACGGGTGTTGTTGCGTTACCAAAGCTGTCCACTGACGACATTGCCCAGGGCAAGACCGTGTATTTCAAGGACGGGAAAATCCAGCTTGCCAGTACCAGCGCCACCCCGGCAGGGAAAGCCTGGGAAGCAGCCGGAGCCAGCAGCACATCAGTGCTGGTCCGCCTCAATGGCTAATCCCTTCGAACAAATGGCGGCGCGCATGGATGCCGCCACTGTCCGGTGTATGGGTGAACCGGTCACTATCAATGGCAACGACTTTATCGCGGTAGAAAGTCATTTTGTGCCTGAAATGGGGCCGGTAACCGGTGATGGTATCTCGCTGGTGGTGTTCAGTGAAAACTACCAGCCGCGCCGTAATGACGCGCTGATCTGGAAAGGCACGGAGTACAAAGTTACGCGCAGCCAGTTTTTTAACGGTAAGCCACAAATATGGATTGAATAGGAGGTTGTCATGTCCGCTATTAACGGGCTTGAGCAGGCAATTGCAAACCTCAACAGCATCAGTAAAACGGCGGTCCCCCGTGCTTCTGCTCAGGCTGTTAACCGGGTCGCTGGGCGCGCCGTCAGCCGAAGCGTCCGCACTGTCGCAACGGACACGAAGGTGCCACGTAAGCTGGTAAAACAGCGGGCGAGGCTGAAAAAAGCCACTGTCAGCAAACCCAGGGCAACAATCCGGGTCAACAGGGGAAATCTGCCTGCGATTAAGCTGGGTGTGGCCAGCGTGAGACTATCACGGCGAAAACGCGACAAACAGGGCGCTAACAGTGTCCTGCGGATTGGCCCGTTTTCTTTCCCTGGTGGTTTTATCCAGCAACTGAAAAACGGTCGCTGGCATGTCCTGCGGCGAACAACGAAAAGCCGCTATCCCGTGGAGGTTGTGAGTATTCCTCTGGCGGCCCCGTTAACCGAGGCGTTTAAAGCGGAGACAAACAAGCTGATGCAGTCCGATATGCCTAAAGAGTTGTCTGCTGCGCTTAAAAACCAACTGCGACTGGTATTAATCCGATGAAACACCCTCAAATCCGCGCTGCCGTTCTGAATGCGCTTAAAGACAACATCACTGATTCTGTTACCTGGTTTGATGGCCGTCCGGCATTTCTTGAGGTTCAGGATTTGCCTGCCGTCGCCGTCTACCTGACCGATGCGCAATTTACTGGCGCAATGGTGGATGAGGACCAGTGGTCAGCAACGCTGCATATCGAAGTCTTTCTTAAAGCCGATCTGCCTGATGCGGCGCTGGATGAATGGATGGAATCACGGATTTATCCCGTCCTTTCAGACATTCCAGGTCTGTCCGATCTCATCGAACTGATGACCCCTCTCGGCTATGACTATCAGCGCGATGAAGACATGTCGACCTGGGGAGCGGCAGATATGCAGTATTCAATCACCTATATTATGTGAGGCAACTATGGCAACACCTAATCCGCTGGCACCTGTTAAAGGTGCCGGGACAACACTCTGGCTGTATTCCGGTTCAGGCACAGCGAATCCGCTAGTCGATACCGACTGGACGCGCCTGGCTCAGATCAAGGAACTGACCCCCGGCGAACTGACGGCGGAGAGCTTTGATGATACCTATATCGATGACCCTGATTCTGACTGGACGGCCACCGGACAGGGGCAGAAATCTGCGGGCGACACGTCATTCACCCTGGCCTGGAAACCCGGCGAGCAGGGGCAAATCGCGCTGGCACAGTGGTTTGAAGACGGATCAAAACGTACGTATCGCATCAAATACCCTAACGGTACGGTGGATGTGTTTTACGGGTGGGTCAGCAGCCTGGGTAAGGCGGTGACGAACAAGGAATACATTACCCGCACGGTCAAGGTCACTAACAGTGGTAAACCCTCACTGGCCGAAGATACCACCACCCCGGTCATTGCTGTTTCGGGCGCGTCTTTTGATAAATCGACAGCGGCTGTGGCTGTAGGAGCAACCACGACCCTGAACCTGTCCGTTCTGCCTGCCAGTGCGACCGATAAATCATTCCGCCTGGCGTCATCCGACCCGTCAAAAGCGACAGTCAGCGTGGCCGGCAGTGTTGTCACCGTCACGGGTGTTGCAGCCGGAATTGCCGAAATTCTCGCGATTACGAACGACGGCTCGTTCGCGGCTGTCAGCAAAATCACCGTATCCTGATCGGAGTCATGCATGTTTCTGAAAACTCAGCCGCTGGAATACAACGGCGAAACCGTCACGCTTTATGAACTCTCAGCACTGCAGCGTATTGAGTTCATCGGCTATATCGCCGACGTGAATAAAGATGTTCCTGCGGACGAAACAGAAGTCAGCCCGGAAGCGCTCAACGGTATCGTGACAACCCTCAATGTGAAGATTGGCGCGCGGATCGTCGCTATGTCTCTGTGGCAGAAGGAAGGGCAAAAAGGGCCATCGGTCGATCAACTGCAGGAGGAGGTACTTTCCGGCTGGCCGTTGCCTGCCATTGGACAGGCGGATTTTATCGTGCGGGAACTCTCAGGAATGTTGCCCGTTGCACCTGACGCAGAATCAAACGCAGATACGGAATCCCACTCCCCGGAAAAGCTTACGCCGCAGCCCTGAACTTCGCCCTTAAACTGGCCCGTGAGTTCCGCAGACCTGACTGGCGTGTGATGCTGGCGCAGATGTCCTGCACCGAACTGAGTGAATGGGAGCAATTTTACGACGTCGAGTATTTTCAGACGGACCTGATCGATACCCATTTCTCATGCCTGAGCCACCATATCACCGATATGGTCTGCAAAGACCACGGGCTCACCCCCGCAGATTTCAGCCTGCTCAATCCCCAGACACGTCCGGAACCGGACACCGAAACGTCCGACGAGGCCATGATGCTGGCCGCCGAAGGCATTACAGGAGGAATACGTTATGGCCCAGGCGGTGGGTGATCTCATTGTCAATCTGGATTTAAACGACGCGAAATTTACCGAGCGGTATAATTACGTCAAACGGGGGCTGGAAGGGATCGGGTCTGCGGCAAACGATGCAGCGCTGGAAGTGCAAAGTGCATTTACCCGGCAGGAGCTGTATGCGAAAAAAGCGGGGATTTCGATTGGTCAGTACAATGCCGCCATGCGCAGCCTGCCCGCGCAGTTTACTGATATTGCGACGCAGCTTGCTGGCGGCCAGTCTCCGTTTCTGATTCTTCTCCAGCAGGGGGGTCAGATCAAAGACCAGTTCGGTGGCGTTAAAGGTGCGCTGCTGGGCGTCGCCGATTACGCCAAAACGCTGGCGGGATTTATTACCCCGACCACGCTAGGAGTTACGGCACTGGTGGCCGGTGTCGGGCTCCTCGCCTATAACTGGAATCAGGGGCGCTTACAGGCGAATGCGTACAACCAGGCCATCGCGTCCACCGGGAATATCAGCGGCCAGACCGCCGACAGCCTGGCGCGCATCACCGCCCAGATAGCAAAAAACGCTGATGCGGGTAAATCAGCGGTTGCGGCAGCGGTCGCGCAGGCCACCGGGCTGGGCCTGACAGTTGATCAGATCAGACAGGTGAGCGAGACGGCTATTCTGCTGTCAAAAAATACGGGAGCCAGCGTAAAAGACCTGGTGGCCGAGCTGGGGAAAATTCCCCAGGACCCGCTGAAAGCATTTGTCGATATTAACCAGCAGTACAACTTCGCTAACCTGGCACTGTATGAACAGGTCAGGCATATGGTTGACCTGGGGGATAAAGCCGGTGCCACAAAACTGATCATCGACTCACTTGGTGACAGCCAGAAAAATTTCAAAGACGCCTCAAAGTCAGACCTGGACGATCTGTCGAATTCCTGGCAGGGTCTCATTGAAAAGGTAAAAAATTACAAGTTCTGGAGTGACCGGGTCGCCGATAATGCCACTACGGCTCAACTTCCCGAGTTTCGCCCAGGTACAGGATCGGTAGTGGTTGATGGTATCAACGACACTATGGCCCAGGGGAATAAAGAACGCCAGCAAGCTTTAGATAACCAGATTGAGAAAGAAAATCATCTTGCTGCGATTAAAGAACAGCAACGTAATGCCACTGCTGAATTAAACCGGCAACAGGTCTCGGCAAATATTGAAGCTGATAAATTTCTGGAATCAGCCAGGACAAACGCTCAGATCCGTAACGATCTGCAGACGAAATATCAACGGCAACTTGAACAGGGGCTTATCACACAGGACAAATTCAATAAGCTAACCGCCGCGATCAATGAAAAATATAAGGATCCCAAAACCCCAAAAACAACGGTTCCGGCAGGTGACAAAGCAAGCGACCGGGAAGCGGCTGAACTTATCGCCCTGCAGGCACAGCTTAAAGTGCTGCAGCAGCACACCGGATTAAATGACGTCATCAGTCAGCAGCGTAAAGACCTCTGGAAAACCGAGGCTCAGTTCTCTGTGCTGGAAGAGGCAGCAGGCCAGCGCAAGCTGTCAAAAGAGGAAGAATCGCTGCTGGCAAACAAAGCGCGCATTCTTGCCCTTGCACAGCAAAAAGCCCTTTTGGGCGACCAGATCACCGCGCAGGAACAGCTTAACAAGCGGATGGACACCGCGACGAAATACACCAATCAGATGTCAGCGAAGCAGTCGGCCTTAACCGATTCTGCGACATTAAGCGACCGCGCCGCCGGGCGTAACCTTGCGTATGCACAACTCAGGAGCGGATGGGAAAATGCCGGGGGCAAGACGACTGACGTCGATTATCAGCGTGAACTGACGGCGTTGAATCAGTATTACGCTGCTGAGGACAGTCTTCGCGGTGACTGGCTCAGCGGGGCTAAAAAAGGGTTTGCCGAGTATCTGGATTCAGCAACAAACGTGTATTCCGCCATGCAGAACGCCGCATCCAGTGCACTTGGCGGCATGAGCGATATGCTGACTGATCTGGTGACCACCGGGAAGACTTCCTTCAAAAGTTTCACTGTTTCCATCCTCAAATCGATTATTCAAATCACTAATCAGTTGCTGGTGGCGTATGCCATTCAGAAAGCCATGGGATGGGTTGCCGGTTCTTTCGATGGCCCGCAGGGCGGTGGCATTGGCAGCCGCAGTTTTGTTGGCCCGGTACAGGCCTGGAAGGGTGGCTATATCCCTGAATATGATGGCGGCGGTTATACCGGGCCCGGCGGGAAATACGAGCCAAAGGGGATTGTTCATGGTGGTGAGTTCGTCTTCACCAAAGAATCGACAGCGCGCCTCGGCGTGGGAAACCTTTATCGCCTGATGCGAGGATACGCAACCGGAGGGCTGGTGGGTGCCGGTAATGTGTCGGTACCGACTATGGGAGGGATCAGTGTTTATGCCCCGGTCAGTATCAGCCAGCAAAGCGGTGGCGGCGAAGTGAGCCAGGTGAACACCGCCGACACTGCACGACTGGTCCAGGGCGTTGTGCAGCAGAGCATCACTGATCGCCTGAAAAAGGAGATGAGTCCGGGTGGAATACTTTACTCCAGGGGGTAAGCGGTGACAGATACATTTACCTGGCGTACGCGCAAGACGGCACAGGGAACTGAAAGCGTCCGAACACTCCAGGCACAGTTTGGTGACGGATATAAACAGGTCAGCGGAACGGGGATTAATGATAAGTCCGAAACATGGGATCTTGACTGGACGGGAAAACGAAGCGATGCCGCAGTACTGCGTGCGTTTCTTCTTTCTCACGTCACCACGTCTTTCTGGTGGACCAACCCCTGGGGAGAGAAAAAGCTCTACCGGGTGAAGGCTGATTCATTCAGCGTCTCATTCCCTTCCGGAACAAAAGCGACGGTAGCATTCAAGTTTGAGCAGGCATTTGCGCCCTGATCTTTTCGTCCCCCATTAACTGCTGCCTCAGGGCAGTTTTTTTTATGGTGAATTTATGAGCTTTACCAGCGACATACAACAACTCGAGCCCGGTAATCTTATCCAGCTTATTGAGATTGACGGGACAGGTTTTGGCATGGAAAACGTACTGCGCTTTCACGCTCACAATATCCAGGAAGAAGGCTGGGCATCATTTGCTGGTGAAAATCTGCCGGCAATTATGTGGCAGGGAAATCAGTACGATCCTTATCCCTATGAGCTGAAAGGGGTGGAGCTTTCCAGCGCCGGTTCGCAACCGACACCCACACTCTCTGTCGGGAATGTCGGTAACTACGTGACAGCGCTGTGCCTTGAATATGATGACCTGGTTAAGGCCAGGGTTAAAATCCACACCACGCTGGTTAAATACCTCGATGCGGCTAACTGGATTTCCGGGAATCCTGCCGCTAACCCGAACGAAGAGCGGGTACAGGTATTTTATGTTAATGCCAAAAAAGCCGAGACCCGGATTCAGGTTGATTTTGAGTTGTGCTCTCCCTTCGATATACAGAGCCTGCAGTTACCCTCCCGACAGATAACCCCTGTCTGTACCTGGTGCCTCCGGGGGCTGTACCGGAGTGGAACGGGGTGTGATTACGCCGGAACGCTGTATTTTCTGAAAGACGGCACCCCGACAACCAATCCCGCGCTGGATGTCTGTGGAGGACGACTCCCTGACTGTGAGGCGCGTTTTGGCCCCGGAAATCCTCTGCCGTTTGGCGGGTTTCCGGCGGCAAACCTGCAGGGTAAATAATATGCGCGAAAAACTGATGGCGGCCATTCGCGAACATGCCGCTGCGGAATATCCCCGTGAATGCTGCGGTGTCGTCGTTCAGGCGGGACGAAAACAACGTTATATTCGTTGTGAAAATATCTCTGATAAACCAGAAGGACATTTCACCCTCTCGCCAGCCGATTATTTAAATGCCGAAAAACAGGGTGAGATTATTATGGTTGTTCATTCGCACCCGGATGTGGCTCAGTTAATCCCCTCAGAGACTGACCGTATTCACTGTGATCACTCGGGGCTGGAATGGGGCATTATTTCATGGCCGGAGGGTGACTGGTGTACGTTTTCCCCGCGCGAAAATCGTGACTACACCGGACGACCCTGGGTACTCGGTCATGCGGATTGCTGGGCGCTAATCCGTGAATACTATCGTCGCGAGTTTAATCTTACTCTCGGTGATTACTCTGTCCCGCGTGAGTGGTGGAATAACGGAGAAAAACTGTACGATGATAACTGGCAGTCAGAAGGCTTTATTCAGGTTGAATTAAATCAGATGCAACCCGGCGACATTATTATGATGCAGCTCAGCGCCCCCGTAACCAATCATGCCGCCATCTGGTTAGGTAACAATATTATTCTTCATCATTCTTCCGGCAATCTTTCTGCCCGCGTTCCTTACGGTCAGTATTATCGTGAGCGTACAGTCAGAATTGTCAGGCATAAGGAACTCATGAAATGCTGAAAACGCTGACGCTTAAAGGTGTGGTCGCAAAGAAATTTGGCAGGGTTCATCGCTTTCACGTTGCTGACATTCGCGAAATGCTTCGGGCCATGTGTTCACAGGTGCCGGGTTTCAAAAAATACATGTCCAATGCGCACCACAGCGGCGTGCGCTTTGCCTTTTTCCGGGATGGTGAAAATATTGGGGTGGAAGAGTTTGAACTCACGTCCACGGCCAGCGAATTTACCATGATGCCAGTTACTGAAGGTGCCAAGCAGGGCGGTGTTCTCCAGATTGTTATAGGCGCGGTGGCGCTGGTTGCCGCATTCTTCACTGCTGGTGGCTCACTCGCCCTGTGGGGAGCTGCGATGTCAGCCGGTGCGATATCCGCCACGACAGTCTTAACCGGCATCGGTCTGTCCATGATGCTGGGCGGCGTGGTGCAGATGCTGACACCTCAGCCCAAAATTAATATCGGCGCCAGCAGTAGCACAGACAATAAACCCAATTACGCCTTCGGTGCACCTGTGAATACGGTGGCGATGGGTTACCCGGTTCCGCTGCTCTATGGGAAACGTGAAATTGGCGGGGCAATCATCAGTGCCGGGTTATTCTCCAGCGATCAGCAATAGGCACGTTTGTTCAGGTACAGCCGCCGCCGGGCGGCTTTTTTATGGGTGAATTATGCATATTCAGGGCAGGAAAGGCGGGGGCGGTAGTGCACATACGCCAGTTGAAGCACCTGACGATCTGTTGTCGACCGCAAAATTAAAAATGCTGCTGGCCATCGGCGAAGGCGAAATTCAGGGCGAACTGACGGCTCAGCAAATTTTTCTCAATGATACGGCGCTGGCTAACGCTGACGGCAGTTACAATTTCTCCGGTGTAGTCTGGGACTGGCGGCGTGGAACGCAGGATCAGACGTACATTCCGGGGATGCCGGAAATAGATAATGAACTGGCTGTGGGTGTTACGGTCACTCAGTCTGTACCCTGGACCCGCCAGTTTACAAACCTGACGCTGGACGCGGTTCGTATCAAGCTTTCCCTCCCGGCTCAGTACCGGTACAAAGACAACGGCGACATGGTGGGCACCGTGACGGCTTACGCAATTGATTTGTCCACTGACGGTGGTGCCTATCAGACCGTGGTTGATGCGACGTTTGACGGTAAAACCACCTCTGAGTACCAGCGCGATCACCGTATTAATCTGCCAGAAGCCACCACCGGATGGGCTGTTCGTGTCCGACGGATCACGGCAGATTCGACTGGCAACTCAAAGCTGGTGAATGCGTTTAAGGTATTCTCATGCGCCGAGGTCATCGACAGCAAACTTCGCTATCCGAATACCGCCTTACTCTATATTGAAGTGGATGCGAGCCACTTTAATGGGAGCGCCCCTAAAGTGACCTGCGTCCCTCTGGGCCGCCGGATCCGTGTGCCGTCAAACTACGATCCTGTTACCCGCGAAAGTTCCGGTGCATGGGCAGGCGACTTCAAATGGGCATACAGCAACAACCCGGCATGGATTTTTTACGATCTGGTGCTTGATAAGATTTTCGGCATGGGCAACCGTGTGGATGCTTCCATGATTGATAAATGGGAAGTCTACGCCATTGCTCAGTATTGCGATGAAAAGGTATCTGACGGTGCGGGCGGTACTGAACCGCGTTTTACCTGTAACGTTTACATCCAGAGCCAGCAGGATGCATACACCGTTCTGAAAGACCTGGCTGCAATATTCCGGGGCATTACGTTCTGGGGTAATGAACAGATTTACGTCAACGCTGATGTTCCGGTGGCAGATCTGGATTTTGTTTATACCGCCTCTAACGTGGTGGATGGTCTGTTTAACTACGCGGGTGGCTCCTATAAAAACCGCTACAGCTCCTGCCTGGTGTCATGGTCTGATCCGCAGAACCATTACAGCGACACCATCGAGGGCGTTTATGACAGCGATCTGGTAGCTCGTTACGACATTAATCAGACGCAACTGACTGCTATTGGCTGCACCTCGCAAAGTGAGGCGCACCGCAGGGGGCGCTGGGTACTACTGTCCAACGCAAAAGACGGCACAATCTCGTTTAACGTCGGTCTTGACGGACATATTCCGCTGCCTGCATCCGTTATTGGTGTTGCGGACCCGTTCCGCGCCGGAATGCAGAATGGAGGGCGAATCAGCGCGGTAAACGGCAGGAATATTACGCTGGATCGCGCTGTTGAATATGCGTCCGGTGACAGGCTGGCGCTGAATCTCCCCGACGGAACAACGCAGACGCGTACCATCAGCGCGATCAGCAGCGATAAAAAGACCGTCACGGTCAGCACCGATTACCGGATGGCTCCCGTTGCTGGTGCAGTGTGGGCCATTGACAGCGACAGGCTGGCTATTCAGCAATTTCGTGTGACGTCCGTTGCTGCAAATGACGACGGTACATTTAACGTGTCCGGTGTTCAGCACGACCCCAATAAATACCGCTTTATTGATGATGGTGTGCGGATCACGCCTGCACCGATTACGGTAACGCCGGTTAATGTGCTGCCTTCGCCGAAAAATATACTTATCAGCCAGACTGATTTTATCGATCAGGGGCTGACGGTCGCCAGCCTGAACAGTACCTGGGACAAAGTTGATGGTGCTGTCCGGTACCAGGCGCAATGGCGCAAGGACAATGGCGACTGGATTAACGTTCCGGTTGCCAGTGCCCAGGGCTTTTCCGTTCAGGGCATTTATTCCGGCAATTATGATGTGCGAGTGCGTGCCCTGAATGCGCAGGATTCGTCGTCGCCCTGGGGTTATGCCGATACGACCCACCTGACGGGAAAAAATGGTACACCGGGCACGCCGCAGTCACTCCTTGCTTCAAATGATGTGGTCTGGGCTATCGACATTACCTGGGCGTTTCCTGACGGATCCGGTGACACTGCATACACCGAACTACAGCGTGCCACCACGGACGATAAGGCAAATCCCGAATTGCTGACGCTGGTGCCTTATCCGGCGGCCAGCTATCAGCACGGGCCAATGCTGGCAGGCGTGCGGCAATGGTACCGTGCACGGCTGGTGGACAGAATTGGCAATGTCGGCGAGTGGACCGCCTGGGTAATGGGGCAGTCATCGGTTGATGTCAGCGCCATTTCTGCTGAGATTCTTGAGCAGATGAAGGACACTGCGGTATTTAAAGAAATCATCGAAAACGCAGTTGAAACCAGCAAAACTGTTGCTGACCTCGCCACGGCAATTATCCAAAACGCCGACCAACTGGCGGCGGCAGTGGGTGCGAACCGGCAGACGGCAGAGGCCATCATTGGTAATGCACTGGCCATCGCTGATGTTGTCGTAAGACAGACGGCGCAGAACGGCGCAAACAGTGCATCATTCACTCAGTTGCGGGAGGTGATCGCCACTGAAACACAGGCCCGCGTTACGGACGTAACGCGCCTGGAGGCGAAAACCGACCAGAATGCTGCACAGGTAACGCAGCTCACGCAGGCGCTCGCCGATGAGACGCAGGCCCGCGCGACGGCGGTTGATACACTGACGGCGCAAACGGAGGACAATACTGCTAACGTAACCCAGCTCACACAGGCGGTGTCCACCCTCGACAGCGCTACCGCTTCCCGTTTCGACGAACTGTCAGGGAAAACGGCTAACGCGGCTGGTGGGGTGCAAAACACGGCGGTGGCGTTGATTGAGAACACACTGGCGCAGGTGAGCCAGCAAATGAAACAGAGCGCTCAGTACATCGATAACGTCGCAAGTATTCAACGCGTTGAGAACGTAGTAGCCAGCGGCAATGAGGCTACAGCGCAATCATTGCTCCAGCTCCGCACGGATGTGGCGGGGAATACCTCGACTATAAACAGTCTGTCTCAGTCCGTATCTAATTATCAGCAGGCATCTGCCACTCAGATAAATTCGTTGAGTGTGACGGTAAACGGTCATACCTCGTCTATTGCCACGAATGCCCAGGCATTAGCGGATATCAGCGGCAACCTGAACGCGATGTACTCGATAAAAGTCGGCGTGGATTCAAACGGGCGTCAGTACGCGGCGGGGATGGGGATTGGTGTGCAAAACACGCCTGCTGGAATGCAAAGCCAGGTTGTCTTCCTGGCTGACCGCTTCGCTGTTATGTCTCAGGCAGGAGCCGCCGTCACACTGCCGTTTGTCATTCAGAACGGACAAACCTTCATTAACGATGCATTTATCCGTGATGCCAGCATTCAATTCGGGAAAATCACCGATTCATTGAAGTCTGATAATTTCGTTTCTGGTCCTGGTGGCGCCGGGTGGAATCTGCCAAAAAGTGGCAATGCTGAACTCAACAACGTAACGGTGCGTGGTAACGGAGAATTCACCGGGAAAATAATAGCGACGAGTGGGACGTTTAAAGGCACAGTTCAGGCTGAATCATTTATCGGTGATGTGGCTGTGGGGCAGACGTTTAGTGATATTGAGGGAGATAATGTCACCCGAAATTTTGTATACACCGATTCCGGTAACCTGCCTGGTGAAAAACACGTAGTAGTAATGGCGCTGGTTAAGGTCCAGTTGTCTGCGACTGAAGCCGGTGCAGGCGTTACTCAGACACATGGGACGGCGATTCTCACCATTGGTGGGTCGAGCAGAACCATTGACGTTTATACCCCACCAAATACTGACAGATCGCGTCCTACGTACGTCACGGTTATGCACAGCGCCCGCGTGACCGGACAGACGGTGAATTGTTCGATTCAGATGCGCAGTGATAATTCGACATACCATGCGAACGTTGGTATTTATTCCCCGACAATACACGTATCCAGAGGTTCCGGTTCGTTCACTCAATCCTGATTTCAACCCGCTTCGTGAGCTGACCCCTTGAAATTGTAGAGGTTCTGTATGACACCAACAAAACATGGCAACGTGAAAGCATTCGGGTGTTAAATGTTGAACCAAAGTTTGTATTTAAAGGGGCGTCGAAAAAAGTTGATAGCAAGCACTTTCCACCTTAGAAAGGGAAAAATGTTAATTTGCATATAGTATTCAAAGCAAAATAAATACCAGTGCTTGTGATAGTCTACCTTGAAAAATGGTACCACTATTTTTTGCGAGGGAATTGTGCATAAGAAATTATTTTTATTTATTACTATCTTCGCTCTATCTGGCTGTGTGAACATTTACACATATCGAGAAGATTACAAGCCTCTTTATACCTTCTACAGCTCAAAACCAGCACAGGATGTACAGGAATGTATCCTGTCAGAATGGCAACAACACCCGCTTGGGTATCCCGTGACACATCAGAAAACAGGTAAATATTTTAGCGTACTTGGCGTCAGTGATAATGCTGATTCTTATGAGGAAAATGGCAAGACTGTAATTAATTTTTACTCGCTAAGGGGCTCACTAGATCCTTGGCGAGGTATAAAAAAAAGAACGGAAGCCATAAAACGCTGCCTGTAAAGTTTAAAGATGAACCCTGCTCCGGCAGGGTTTTTTATATCTGGAGAACACATGATTTACACAACTGGCACCATAGCCATAAGCGGTAATACGCTGACGGGTACTGGCACGAACTTTACAGCAGCAGGCTCGTTACTCCGCGTTGGCTGCACTCTGGTCACTCTGGCAAACCCGGTACAGGTATTCCAGATAACGGCAATCAACAGCGCCACCCAGCTCACCATAACGCCAGCGGCGAACCCGGCAATTGCAGCGGGTACCGCTTATGCCATCCTGCTGAGCGATAGTCTGAGCGTTGACGGCCTGGCTCAAAACATCTCTGAGACGCTGACGCTGTATCAAAAAAATATGAGCGGTTTCGCCGACGTGATGAACGGGGCGGGTGACGTCACTATCACAACAAACGGTGTAGCCGTCACGGTTCCCGGCCAGAAGTCGCTGGCAAAAAAAGGGGCTAACTCAGATATCACTTCTCTGAACGGGCTAACAACACCGCTCAGCCAGGGGCAGGGCGGGACGGGATTAGCAAGCCCGTTTGGCACCGTCACCGGGTCGTTTTGCCAGGGTAATGATTCGCGGCTGAATTCGCTGGATCGGAAAACTGGCGGAACCGTACTGAGCACAACACGACTAATAAATGAATCTGCCGGGAGTGTAAACCAGGAGACTCCACATATGGAATGGGGGTATGGCGGATCATTAACGCCGCATAAATCCGTTGCATATCACTATGTTTCTTCGACGTTCTCTGGGTTTTATTTGAACGTTATCGCGGGGCCGACGGCGTCATTTTTTGGGTTTAACTCTACAGGCTCGGCAACAGCGCCGGGGTCGTGGATTTCAAACTCTGATGAGCGCCTGAAAACTAATATAGAACGCATTGCGGACCCCCTGGAGAAAATGCAGGCCATTCGCGGTGTTTCGTGGAAACGTCTGGATGGCATCTCGCCTGGCATCGGGTTCATTGCTCAGGAGGTTCAGTCCGTATTCCCGGATAACGTTTTTGTCACTGGCAACAGAGAGCTGGACGACGGTACCGTAATTAAAGACGTTCTAAGTCCTGACACTGCGGGTGTTGCAGCAGCGCTGCACCATGAGGCGATTCTGGCTCTGATGGCACAGATAGACGCACTGACCGCACGCGTTGAAGTACTGGAGTCCAAAAAATCTGACGAGCCGGTAGCAGGGTAACCAGAGGCCTGAAAATTTACACTCCATCTAAGCACTTCATTCAAACGGTGCTTTAACGCAAACTGCTCAATCTTCATTCACCCACAAACGAAGCGCTATCTTGATCATTTGCGCTTAAAAAACTACTGTATATAAAATCAGTAATAGTGGGTGTGTCGTATGCAATTCATCAAACCAGCCGATTTTCCGCGCGCAGTTGTCGCGCTACCTTTGTTCAGTGACCTTGTTCCGTGCGGATTTCCGAGTCCCGCAGCGGATTATGTTGAGCAGAGAATTGATTTGAACGAACTTCTCATTCATCACCCCAGCGCGACGTATTTCGTCAAAGCCAGTGGTGACTCGATGATCGAAGCTGGAATCAGCGAAGGAGATTTGCTGGTGGTGGATAGCTCTCGTACTGCTCAGCATGGCGATATCGTCATTGCTGCGGTAGACGGTGAATTTACAGTGAAACGACTGCAACTCCGGCCAACGATTCAACTGAATCCAATGAACAGCTCATATCAACCGATTCGAGTGACAAGCGAGGACACGCTCGACATTTTTGGAGTGGTGACCTTTATCGTGAAAGCGGTGGGTTAACCTTGTTCGCGCTCTGTGACGTCAATTCGTTTTACGCGTCCTGCGAAACCGTGTTTCGACCTGATTTGAAAGGGAGACCAGTCGTTGTTTTATCAAATAATGACGGTTGCGTAATAGCCAGGAGCGCTGAGGCGAAACAGTTCGTTGTAATGGGCGAACCTTACTTCAAACAGAAAGATATGTTCAAAAAACACGGCATCGTCGCGTTCAGTAGCAACTACGAGCTTTACGCAGATATGAGCAACCGGGTGATGACGACGCTGGAAGAAATGAGCCCTCGCGTAGAAATTTATAGCATTGATGAAGCATTTTGCGACCTGACCGGAGTAAGTAACTGCCGGGTGCTGGAGGAATTTGGTCGGGAGATTCGTGCCACTGTGCTGCGGCGCACTCACCTGACAGTGGGTGTCGGAATCGCACCAACAAAGACTCTGGCGAAACTGGCGAACCATGCCGCCAAAAAATGGCAAAAGCAGACTGGCGGGGTAGTTGACCTGTCAAATGTTGATCGCCAGCGGCGGCTGATGGCCCTGGTTCCGGTTGAGGACGTCTGGGGAGTGGGGCGACGAATTACCAAAAAGCTGAATGCGATGGGGGTCAGAACAGCCCTCGATCTGTCCGAACAATCCACTTGGGTAATAAGAAAGCATTTTAACGTGATGCTGGAGCGAACCATCCGGGAGCTACGCGGCGAGCCATGTCTCGAACTGGAGGAGTTCGCACCTGCTAAACAGGAAATCGTATGCTCTCGTTCATTCGGTTGCCGGATAACTGACTATGAAGAGATGCGACAGGCCATCTGCAGCTATGCGGCCCGCGCTTCTGAGAAGTTACGCAGTGAGCACCAGTACTGCCGGTTTATTTCTGCGTTTGTTAAAACTAGTCCGTTCGCGCTTAACGAACCCTATTACGGTAACAGTGCCTCAGTGAAGCTGCTGACGCCAACACAGGACAGCAGGGACATAATCGGCGCGGCAACGCGTTGTCTGGACAAAATCTGGCGTGACGGTCATCGGTACCAGAAAGCCGGAGTTATGCTGGGCGACTTTTTCAGTCAAGGCGTAGCACAGTTAAATCTGTTTGATGACAACGCACCGCGTGCCGACAGCGAACAACTGATGACTCTGCTGGATCAACTCAATGCAAAAGATGGGAGAGGAACTCTCTATTTCGCCGGGCAGGGAATCCAGCAGCAGTGGCAAATGAAGAGGGAAATGCTCTCGCCGCGTTATACGACGAGATTTTCTGATTTACCGATTGTTAGATGATGGCATTTGCCTCACGAAACAAAGATCGCTTGCCAGTAGGTGAAGTGCTTAGTGTTTTAAAGCCCCTACGGTGCAGCATGTCTGCCATTTGGCTGGAGTCGAAGAAACAAGTTGCTTGAAACGGATGCTGAGGATAGGCAGTAAGCCACTCATCAAGTATGAGTTTAGCAAAGCCTTTCCCTCTGAAATCCGAATTGATATTAACGGCGCGAATTTCGAGGACTGGTTGGTCAATTGGTCCACGAGCAACCATTAACCAAATGAAACCGATCTGCTTTTCATCTACCTCACGGATCAGAATATACAAATAATGCCCTGTGTATTCTCCTGATTCACCACGCCTGATTACGTCCCTTAATTGTACTTCTAATACTTTGCCTTTTCGCGGATCGAGAAATTCTTTCGAAAAATTGCCGGTTTTAGCTCCCTTAGTTAACTCATCCATGATAAATGGCATGTCTTTGAGAGTGACAGCCCGTTGATAATAACCAGCCATGCACTGGCCCTCCTTATTGGCAATATTAAGGCTTATGATATAGGCATTATGAGGCCAGAACTTTGATTTTTTACGTTCCCAACAGAGCGATCTACGGCATGCCATGTAAAGTGGTCTGCTGGAACAGCCCCCTCGGCTGCGATTCTTCCCGCCTCCTTCCCACCAATATCCTGTCGCATCCATTCCATGGCCGCTTCCGGCGTCAAAACCAATGGTCGCCGATCGTGAATATCTACCAGCCCCTTATCCGCCGCTGCTGTCACAATCAAAAATCCCTCTTCTTCATCGCCACGTTCGAACGGTGTGCTTCCAATGCAGGCCATAAAGATTGGATTGCCGTCGGCGCGGTGAATGAAGTAGGGCTGTTTCTTGTCACCTTCCTTTTTCCATTCAAACCAGCCGTCAGCGAAACAAATAGCCCGACCATGCTGCCATAGTGGTTTAAACATCCTGCTGGTGGCTGCTGTCTCGACGCGAGCATTAATCAATGGTGCTTTATCCCACCACCCGGGAGCGTAACCCCAGATTACAGGATCAAGATGTAGTTTCTCGTCGCGTTCACTGAGTAGGAGAACTTTCGTGCCGGGAGCGACGTTATACCGGCCAATCGGCTCGGGGTCATAAGCTATGTCGCGTTCGGCTTCTTCCGCTAGGTATACCAGATATTCTTCACGAGTTTGAGCCTGGGCAAATCGTCCGCACATATGCACCTCCAGCCAGTTAGAGTGAAAGTATAGAGGAAGAGAAAAATGCGGCGCGTACCCGTAAGCGGATTAAGATTCAATAGTAGTTCGGAATGTAATTTTTTGGCTCTAATCAATAAGCAGTCGGGGCAAGCTTTAGAAAATTAACACGGGCCGAAAATAGGTTATTTCAGTGAAAAAACCACACTAAGTTTGTCCGATTTTGGTCCGAATATGTCCGAATTACTTAGCAACTTGCTGATTTTAAAAGGGCACAAACACACGCTTGATTGGTTAATTAATGCGCAGATTGCCTATTAACTTATTGAAAATAAAGGGTTGTGATATATCTGGGCGAGAAAAGGAATCGTATTCGGTCTTTTTTTGGCTCTTAGTTTCCCAAAAGAGCCAAATCAGGGCATACAGAAAACAGTCAAAATTCCCTGCATACGATCTAAACCATAACATACTCTGCACCGCGGGCGTCCAGGTATTTTTGGGCATTTTAAGTTCTTATAGCCAGAAGACGTTGCGCGAAATTCTCGTCCCGCTCCTTAACGATAGGTCAACAGCGCCATTCCTGTAGGTTGAGACGTTCTGCTATGGGGCTCGCCCCGACCGTCTGGCATGATAAGCGCGGCCTCGATGTTGTGATGATGATTCGAAATCTGGTAAGTCGTGCTGCTGTGGAAAGGCAGCGCATCAGAAAATTCATTTGCGCGGCGTTAACTCTTGTTAAAAAAATTTAATTATCAGGGCGCCATGGCCGATAAGGTAATCAGATTTTTTAAGGGACTGAACATGTTATGAAAACAAAAATGATATTACCCCTGGTTTTATCACTTATTTCGCAAATGGCGCACAGTCACGATGAGTTGATAAATAATGATTTAAAACAATCAGTTGTGAATTTTTTCAAACGTGCTGCAGGTGACCCTAAGGGGTGTGATTTTTTTAGGGAAGGATTTGCAAAAGATCCAAATAATCAGCAGACGAAAGCATTGATGACAGGGTTTTGCGATAGTGAAATTGATTTTACAAAACCAGTATCATTCTCTGAGGTGTCGAAACATGTATCTGAGGGGCATCCTTATGTCTGTGGTGTTATCTCAGGGGAGACGAACCCTGGACGAAAAATAGGCGTACGATTCATTACTGCAGAACCCTATCATCTGGTTATTGGCTTTAAATACTCACGCCGGCCCATTGCATATAGCGGTAACGACCAGTTCACGATTGATGAATATCATCGACAGATCGAGACCTTCAATAAGCTCAACAGCGAAATTTGTAAATAAAAATCCCTCAGGAGAGGGAAATCCGCTCTTCTCCTGAGGGAAGCAATTGCTTGAAAGCTAATAAATTCTTCGTTACGACCCTTAGTTTGCTAATTATAAAGAATATATGCTTTGAGAATCGTCCTGGTTTTCATTAAGCAACTATTAGCCAGCTATAGTCATTGCATCCATGCTTCATTATTATTCCCTGGTAAGCTTCATTCACCGCTCTGTCCGAGCGGTTTTTTTTGCCTGAACAAGCGTTAGACAGCAGGCCTGGCTGGCAAAGTCTCGAAGAGAAATGGGGGAGCGGTGAGTGGGTTTCCATAATGGCGCTGCCGCTTTCTCCTTCAACCTTGTCATGATGCCTGAACATAACAAGAGACGATGACCGAAAGGCTGTGCTAATGTCGTATGCAATTTAAACAACTGAGGATAACGACATGAGCAAAGATGTTGTGGTAATACTCCCCGGTGGAAAGGTCGATCACATCTCGGTGGCGGACGACCTAAAGAAGGTCAGCTACAGAAATGATCAGCGCTCCTTCCTTGATATGCCGATCGAAACGTATGTGCTGGATGGCAAAGAGTTCCTGATAGCCAAGTTTTCTGAATTAGTCACTACGCGTGAAACTGAACAGGCCATTCGTCAGTTTTATTAACCTGCCACCAACAACTGGATTAAACCGTGGTCTGTACGGGAAAATGATTTTCCCGTGTTCTGCAGATGGCGCATAAATTATTTTGCACGTGTTAGAAAGGCCTCACGTCGAGGCCTCACATCAGGAGGCTTTTTTAGGCCATCTCCGTCTGACTGGAATACAGGCTTTTGCCGTAAGACGTGAACCACACCCTGAACAAATTGCACCGTGAGGGTAATTTTTATCCGGGCAAAATTGCGTGAAAAAAAACGAATTTCCTTTGCAGACAGGACAAACGAATTTTAAGGTTGGAATAGCCCCTCCGGGCCGTTAAATGGAAAAACCACAGTAGCATGAAAAAAAAGCCTTGAAAGATATATCGTTACGTTTTGGCCGTATCATCTCGTTTTTTACTATATGAATGCGCTGCATCAATTTGTGTGCTGACCAGCAGAACCGCGATGCGCGCCAGACAAGAGCACGTTATTGGTTGAATGTTGGTGTGGAGATATTTAGTAAATAATAGGAATAAAATAATAATTACTGGCAATGAAAATGAGAATAAAAAAGGTATTGATACCAACAGTAATAACAAAGAGCAGTGGTGATGCCACTGCTCTCAATATTTAGCGGAAAAAATCGGCCAGACTGCTATTCATATCGTCGAGTAACTGGAAGCGGCGACGATATTCGGCACGTTTCTTACTTGGGATACTCTCAAGCGGTTTCCGTTCCAGCATTAATGGCAAACGCCATCGCCAGGCATTATCTTTCTCACCATCAATAGAGGCCCAGAACTCATCATAGCTGGCATGGAAATGGCGGCCTTTGCTAAAGCGGTAACGCAACGCGCGAAAGACATGACCATCATCGCTAACGCCATAAACCGCGCTAATGCCGGTGTGCGCGCACATCTGCCACAGCACTTCTATCAGCAAACGTTTAGGGAAAATACCGTAGCAGGCACGTGTTGCCACTTTGATGACTTCATGGGAGATGTTTCTGCGGGGGCCCTGCAGACCGCCAATCACTAAGGCACGCTGGCCTTTTTCCTCGATCACGCTGAATGTGGCGCTCGCCAGCAGGACATTGTTGCCGTCATACAGCCACAGGGTGCTTTCGCCTTCACGCTCTGCTTTATGGGCGCAGGAGGCAAAAACGTTAAATTCGGTATCATCTTTACCTTTGCACTGCAAGATGTGCTGATGGTTGACTGCGGTCATTGCATCGGCAGCCCTGGCTGACAGGCAACTGTCAACCCACTGATAGTGGCTAACAATCGCATCGGCACGCTTTGCCGCATTGAGCCCCAGCGTCAGATATTGACGATGCGATTTACTCGGCAGTGTCACCTGGGCATTCAGTAAACGCTCAAATCCCGGACGTTGCGATAATGCGCTCAGCATTTTTACCGTTGAAGACCAGAACAACAGCGAACGGAGCAGGAATTTAAGGCGATAATTTCGTTTAGTCCAGATAGGGCCAGGAACCAGACGTCCGGAGACCAGCTCGCGAATAATATGCTGATGGTGATTTTGCAGGTGTTTTTCTTGCAGACTGATATTAGACACGGTAGGGCCCTCTGAATGTTCAATAGCTATTCTAGGGATTACGCCGTGGCAAATTAACCTGAACACTGTGGTTTATTTCGGGTTCGTTTAACGAGGATTTAAGTTGCACCGAATTTGAACATGATTACGCAGAGTCAAGTCTCCTTTCTATACTAAAAATAAGGGGGAGTTATGTATCAACGTATCGATGGGAATACCTGGCGGCATATCTGGATCGTAGGTGATCTGCACGGCTGCCATCAGCGTCTGTTGAATGAACTGCGCGAGCGCCACTTTGATCCCTATAAGGATTTACTCATATGCGTTGGCGACTTAATTGATCGTGGCCCTGACAGTCTGCAGTGCCTGCAATTGCTTAAACGACCGTGGTTTAAAACGGTCAGGGGAAACCATGAGCAGATGGCTATCGACGCGCTTAACGCGGGGGAGATGACTCTCTGGTCATTCAATGGCGGCGCCTGGTTCAGTAACCTCAGCGAAAAGGAACAGCACAGGGCTTACGATGCGCTACGGGAATGCGAGCAATTGCCTTACATTATTGAGCTCCACTGCGCCAGCGGGGTCAATATTATCGCCCATGCCGATTACCCGTCCGATCATTACGCATGGCAAAAACCCGTAGACAAAGAATCGGTACTCTGGCGTCGTGAGCGTTTGAGTGAACATCTGGCGGGGAAGGGGGTAGCCATTGCCGGTGCAGACCACTTTTGGTTTGGCCATACTCCGCTTAAACATCGCGTAGATGCCAGCAATCAGCATTACATTGATACCGGCGCCGTCTTCGGCGGTGAAATGACGTTAGTGCAGGTACAGTAGTTAAAAATCACTGTACTCCTGGGCAGGGCGCCAGAAGCCGTCAATAAAATCTTCCACCGGATAGCATCCGCCATAGCGCAGACGTTGTACTTCCATAGCGACAAGACACTGTTGTTCGGTATTAAAGACATCCACAACGATGTCCTCACACCCACCGTCCAGGTAGCAAACAAACAAGACCAGAGCGAACAT